AGGGAATCCTGTACGCAAATCAAAGCGAATATGACGGCCAAAAACACTATAGGTGCCAACACCAGTTCTATCATCTTTCTTTTCCCCGTTATCTAAAATATCTTGTAGTAAATCGTGATACTGTTTCATTTTCTTTTCCAAACTTCATATGTGTGGTCTTCAAATTCATCTACAAACCAGCACTTAAACTCTTGTTCTAATTTTACTAAATCAATAAAGGTATCACAAGTATATTCGGCAATTGTCCTTGTCAAATGTATTTCGTCAATAAATTGCCAATAACTTTCTACCATTTTGGCTCCACCGATTAGCCAAACTTCTCTCTCTTTAGCTATCATATCATCATCTGGGTTTGTGATACCATCGATGGGTCTAGATGTTTTTATCCAATTAGTTCTATTTGGAAGTGGTTTCTTAGGTAGACTATCATATGTATTGCGACCCATCAATACAATTTTACCTGTAGTAAGTTCCTTGAATCTTGGCAAATCGCCCTCGATTTTACTCCAGGGCAACTTACCTTGATAGCCTATTCCACCTTTCGGGTCACATGCTATAATTAATTTCATAGTTTATTTAATAAACGATCGGTTTCAGGTTGTACAGTTTCTGCGATGCTTTCCACATTGAGAACGAATTCAAAACTAGTTATCAATGGATCCAGTTCATTTAATTTACGTGTTACCACTTCTTCAATTTCTTCTGGATCTAATCCTTGTTTAAGCAAAGTCTGAATATTAATAGTATGTTGTTTTTTACCTACCATCTTTACTACAATTTTTTTAATAAATTGAACTGGGACTTTGCTTTTTTCAACATCTTCTAAGATGTGTTCCCACTTGCGAATATATTCAGGTGTCATCTTTTATTTATTATGCTACTGCTTTTGCCTTTGACTTGGCACCTGCTGGTCTGCCTCGACCACGCTTAACTGTTTCTGGTGTTGCTACTGTTTCTAAAGGAATACCCTCCATTTGAGCAGCCTCTTTCATCAATCTAGCAGCCTCAGCCAATAATCCTTTTGCTTCGGCATCCATCTTAGCAGCCTGTTGACGTAAATTATTTGCTAACTGACTATCGCCCAAAATACCTTGCGCTTGTGGTACGGGAGGTGTAACTGCGTCACGCATTCTACGTGCTACATCAGCAGGACTCTGCATTCCTCGACTAGCATCCATTTCAGCTAATCTCTTTACAGCCTGTTCACCTTGTTCCATTTCATCTAAAATCTTGTTTAGTTCTTCCAACTTGATTTTTGTAGATGAATTTGGTGTGACCACTACTTGGCTAGTCTGAACCTTCTTCAACAAGCCTTCAGCGTGTAAAACTTGTAGAATGATTTTTCCGTCTTTAGTATATGAACGGTTGAGGGCATCAGCTAGATTTTGGCTACTTTGTCCGATATCACTTTCAATACACTTCATCATTGGATCATGGATGTGAGCATTCAGTGTTTCAGTATAAGTAACCAGACACATGTGGCTTTCGCCGGGAATTTCTCTAAAGATGATAGCAACTTTTCTATCACCGATTTTACCTACGTGTCTTAAAAAACTCATATTATTTCTCCTTAAGGGTATAGTTATTTAATACGAGTTTTTATCATCAATTTATTTTGCGCCTGACCATCGTAGCTCAAATAACATTACGTCTTTGCTTTCTTCAAAGTAAACGTATTTTTGATTATCCAAAATCAATAAAACATTAAAGTCAGTAGCGGTGTCAATGGCATATCTACCTGATATTTTACTTCTTACCCAAAATAAACTTTCAGGTGACAACGGTGTGTTGCTCTTAATAAAGTGTGGCGGCACGAATTTTAATTCACGATCCAAATACCATATTAGAGGGTTTAACTCAGTCATCGTGTAAGGTTGTCCAATACTTTATATCTTTGATATGCTTCTATTACAGCAGGATTGCTATTATTGTTGGTGGGAACTACTTCTAGCCAAAGTTCATTACCATGTTCAAACCTGTGCTGTCCTGTGTATCCAGTGAAAGTTCGTGGCTGATGAATCTTACCATTACTCCAAAGTCGTTGAGCCAACGCCATTACATCATCTAATGGATAGTCGCCCAATTCATATCGCTCTCGGTTACGAGCATAAGGATTACCTGAATGGTGATATGCTCTTACTACCTCTTGGAATCGCTCGATTGTGGGAGCATCAGTGCGAGTAATGATAAGCATAACCTCATCCTCGGACACTTCGCCTGCCATGATAGAACGCAAGCAACCGCCTAGACTTGTACCGATGTAGTTCATTTGTTATCCTTAACCAATTGATAAATCATTTCTGCTTTTTCTATCGCATCACGCAATGCTGGATGTTGGTCGGATATCTTTAAGATATCCTCCCATTCATACCATCTGGTCTTCCAGTGCCTGGGATACTGTGACCAATATAATTCTCTTTCTTGTTTGCCCATATCTCGGCTGTAAACCGTTTTACCTCCGTCAGGGCTTTCAAAGATTTTAGTCATCATCATCGTCCTGCACTCTATTTAGAATACTATATAGACCGTACAGGACAGCAAGAACGAGTAAAATACCTACGAAAAAAATTACATAACTCATATTAATCCTTATAGAGTGCGAATTGACCGAACGGGGGATTCGGATCGGGGTCACCATGAATGATCCAAGTAGTATCACAATAGTCAGGGTCACCCCAAGAGCCGCAAGGATAACCATCAGTGAATACAATCAGTCGCTTGGGTACATTACCTTCACGCTTGAGGTATTCAAAGATAGCATCAAAGTCAGTGCCACCGCCACCTGCAGGTTCGTACTGGTCGATAGTATCCATGTTCTCGCTAGTAAAGTCAGCGGGGTTATAGATATCGGTATCGAAACAGAAGATATGAACCTTGTAACCATCGAATGCTTCCATCATACCACCAACTTCGCCCAAGAATGCTTGTGCTTGTTTGTTAGAGATAGAACCAGACATGTCAATGGCAACGACAACATCAATCTCCTCACCCGGAGTCATACCAGGCATGATAGCATCCATGTGCCAAGACCTACGAGAGGGTCGCATCCAAGAATAATCAGTGCGAATAGCACTGGTCAAGTTAGTCTGAATCAGTTCACGCCAGGGCATGACAGGATCGGTAACTTGTTTGACAAGTCGCTCGACACCTTTAGGCAGACTACCTGCTTCGGCACTTTGTGCGGCATTGATAATCGCTTGCTTGATTTCTTGGCGAACCCGATCACGCTCCTCTTGTGACATTTTAGGACGCTTACCTTTACCTTCTTGGTCACCGTCACCGTCACCTTCATTATCTTCGCCATCTTCCATATGGTCGTCAAGCATTTTATCGATTAGGTCTTCGATAGAAATTTTCTGAACATTTTTCATCAGGTCATCATAGATTTCCTCACTAGACTTGTGTTCATACTTTTGTTCATACAGACAATCAACAGTGGTAATAAACTGACCAACCTTATGACGTTTCAGGTCAGCATTAACAGCATAATCGTTTGCGATGTTCCAGATTTGAGGATCACGATGATTACGGCGACCAATGTGGTCATATACCACGTGAAGGACTTCGTGACCTACAAGAAACTCAACCTCTTTAGGTTTGAGCATCATAATGAAACGGGAGTTGTAGTAGAATTTCAAGCCGTCGGTTGCGGCAGTACTACACCATTCATCAGCATTGATAAGTTTGAGGCGAGTTGCGAGGTTGCCGAAAAAGCTATGACGCAACAGCAAACCAATACGTGCCGAAACCAGTCGCTCACGTGCCTGAGCATCAATCTTAGGATCCATAGGACCTACAAGATTTTCAAATTTTTTACTACGCTTACGCTTTTTAGTGGGGTTAATAACTTCACTCATGCGAGACTCCTATCTATGTATGTATTATATTTGAAAACTGATTTATTGTCAAGAAATAAAAAAGGGTGAGTATAGATTATACACTCACCCAAAAGCATTTTCATGCTAGGAGCTTTGTTTAGGAACCAGCCTCAACAATGTACTTACCGTACTTCTTATGGAACTCGTCAAAATTCTTGAGTTGACTGGGTTCGATAGGAAGCTCATAAGTTTTAAGAGCAATCTTAGCACCCATAACAACCAACTCAGTTTCAAAGTTGTTCATCATGTAATCAAAGAAGTTTTGAGCCATTTCATGGAACTTCTTGTTATCAACCTTTTTGTTCTGTACCGAATCTTTCAATTCGTAGCACATAGCAATAGTCAATGCGTACATAGCACTAACTTCCTTAACAGCAAGGTCCTTGACCTTGCCAGAAAGAATGTCAGTAGGCTCGGGCATCTTACCAGAAATTTTACGGTGTGCCGCAAACTTGACAGCAAGACCTTCACCAACAGCACCTGCTACAAGGTTGAATTGCGTATCTTGATCCATATTGGATTCGTCATTGAGCAGGTCGCTAACGAAACACCAAGAACGAGGGGTAGCAAACGCACGGGAACTAGACTTAGAATCAAAGTCATACAGATCCTGTTTAGCGAAAGACAGATAACCAACCACGTCCTTATGAATACCTTTGTTCACAGCCCATTGTTGCCAAGCAGTGAAATCAGGGCGCATTTCAAGGTGAATGAATCGGTTAGCGAGGGGCATCGGCATGCGATAAGTCACACCTTTGTCACTATCACGGTTACCTGCCGCAACGATAACAACATTGTCGGGGAGTTTATACTTACCAACTCGACGGTTCAGAATCAGTTGATAACCTGCGGCTTGAACAGCAGGGGGAGCGGAGTTCATTTCATCAAGGAAAAGAACAACAACGGGATACTGGCTAGCAGTTTCTTCATCGGGCAAGTCAACAGGGGGTGCCCAATCCATCTTACCGTTATCTTTGTTGAAGTACGGAATACCACGAATATCAGTGGGTTCCATCTGAGCCATACGAAGGTCAATCATAAGACCACCGAGTTCCTCAGTAATTTCGGCTACGACCTCAGACTTGCCGATGCCGGGAGGGCCCCACAAGAAAACGGGACGCTTAGTTTTAAACGCAGTCAGAATAGACTTGCGGGCTTGAACACTAGTAATAGTGTGATTGTCAGAGACTTGCGATGCCATTGTTTGCTCCTATTAAAGATGGCTAATTTATGAAAGAAACTTGATTGTACTTGAAACTGGAATTATTGTCAAGATTTTTAATCCTCAAACGCACGGCGAAGGATAAGTTCTTGTTTAGAAAATGCTTCGATTTCCCAGGGCATACTTAAGTATTCAGTTTTTTTGCTGTAACGCTTGCCCGCCCAAATATAGGATCCCGTTTTACGATGTTTAAGTTGACCTTTAGCCAATTGCTTGACATGAACCATTTCATGGGCAAGAGTTAGCCCAATTTCTTTAAGATTTCGGCGAGGCCTAATTACAACAACATACCCAAACGCTTCACCCAAATTGACTGTGACACCGTCATTTTTTTCACCGCATTCATCGGCAACCCTAATGAGTAATACTTTTTTACTCTTTTCGAGTTTAAGTTGCTTAATCATAGAGGGCAAAAGCGCCTCAATGAATTTTTTGTTGCGTTTTCCGGCTTCAATTTTGAATTCCATAATGTAAGTATAGCAAAGTTCCGATTTTTTGTCAAATTTTTCTGCTAAATAGTTTATAAAGGAAGAATTATGACTTGGCCAGTATCACCTGTTAATGGACAACAACTAACTGTTAATGGACAAACCTTTGTGTATGACAGCGCACTAGGAGTATGGAATCGTTTGTTTGCTACTACTCTTACAAACGTAGCTGTTTCAGGTAGTAACACTCAGGTTCAATTTAATGATGGCAATTCATCATTCGGAGCCAGTACCACATTTACATTTAATAAAAATGCTAATACCTTAACGCTTCAGGGTAATGCGAACATAACCAACTTATTAGGAAATGTTATTAGTACAACAGTTACAAGTGACAACGCTAACATTGGAAACATAACTGGTGTGATTACTGTAGCGTCATCTTCTCAACCAAATATTACAAGTGTTGGCACATTAACTGGATTGAATATAAGTGGTTACACTACCTTTTTCACATCACAAGATACTTTCAGTACTATAACCGGTGCTACAGGAACAGTTACACACAATACACTTAATGGGGCAATATTTTATCACACAACTCCTGCTGCCAATTTTACCCCAAATTTTACAAACGTACCGACAGCAAATAATTATGCGACTGTTGTAACATTGTTCATTAACCAAGGCGCTACTGCTTATATGCCTACTTCTACCGCTAACGTTCAAGTGAATAGTGTCAACGTTACTGTAAAATGGTTAGGTCAAACTGCGCCATCCGGAACAGCATCAGGTGTTGACATGATAACTTATTCTATAATTAGGGCTGCTGATGCTTGGACAGTATTGGGTCAAGGTGGAGGATTCAGTTAATGCCTAAATTTGCATCGACTCCTACTTTTTCATTTTATGCTGTATTAAATAAAAGTCAAGATGGTCCTACCGAATATAACGGTGCTACTATGGTTTTCCTGCAGGACACCGCTCCAGTTGGTTGGACAAAAGACACATCAAATGACGACTACACCCTGCGTGTAGTTTCTGGAGCAGCATCCTCAGGAGGTAGTCAAGGATTTACTACGGTATTTACGGATCAACCTACCAGCGGGACGATTCCGGCTGGGGTCGGCTTTTCTGTAGGTTTTACTACATTATCATCCTTGGATTTACCTGTTCACTCACATCCCGGTTCGGGATATACGATTTCATCTATTTCTCTTTCAGTGGGATCCGGATTTAGTGCTAGAACTCCACAATCAACCACAAATACAGGTAACGCCGGGCAACCGGCAGCGGCTGGCGGCGGAAATCACACACATACTCAGCCTATATCTTCGGTCGCAGATACGTTCAGCGGAAATCCTATAAATATGTCTATTAGATATGTAGACGCCATTTTAGCAACATACCCAACATGAGTTCAATAAATTCCGGATCAGTAACAATCTTTAGACAAACTTCAGCACAGCCTGGTTGGACAAAACTTACCACAGTAAATGATTATATGTTAAGAATAGTTAACGGAGCAAATAATACAGTTGCTGCCCAAGCCTTTAGTACCGTGTTTTCTAGTCAAGGTATTACTGGAAATATTACTGTGTCCGGGACTGTAAGTGCTACTACTATTTCGACTCCGCAAATGGCTCCTCACAACCACCCAGATGCCATTACTGCTACATTAAACTCGCCGACTAGATTTCCTAACGTAACGACGCCAACATTCGGTGTTATTAATGCATCTACTGCGAGTTTAAATTTGAGCGGTACAGGGCCAGCCGGAGGCGGGAGTTCTCATACTCATCCATTGACTAATTCCACTGCGCCTATAACCACATCAACTTTAAATTTTAATGTGCGATATGTAGATGTAATTTTAGCAAGAAGAAATTATTAAAATGGGAACTAAATATTTTCCAACTGGTACAACAACTATTTTTAGACAAACCGTAGCACCTATAGGTTGGACAAAAGTTACAACCTATAATAACTATGCCCTTAGGATAGTAGGTAGTGGCAGTTTTAGTCCAACTGGTGGAGGATCATTAAACTTTACATCAGTAATGACTAATCAATCTATAACCGGAACAGTAAGTCTTAGTACAAGTCCGGGTGGTTATCCGGTGGCAATAAACTCATCGGCGGTTAATGCTCCTTTGCCTGTACATGCCCACCCGGGTGTCGCTAGATTTTTTAATACCATCGCCCCTATGGGACCAGCAGTTCCTATAGTACCGCAAGGTGGATTTGCTTTTACTGATTCTCCGCAATTAACTGGTACATCCGGTAACGTGGGTGGCACTGATGGACATTCCCATACGCTCACATGTTCTGCCAGTTATACCGGAGACACGAAAAACTTTTCTGTAAATTATGTGGATGTAATCATAGCATCTATAAATTAATTTCAATCCAACAAAATTAGATTAAATAATTTTGTCAGTAGTATAAGGGAAAGTATGGAACTTAAGCGAGAAAACTATTGCCCTCTTCTGAAGAAAGAATGCGTAGGGCTAAAATGCTCATGGTTTATAAAAGTAGAAGGCTATGACATGAATACTGGTAAAAGAGTAGATGATTGGAATTGTGCTATTTCATGGTTGCCTATGTTACTAATCGAGAATTCGGGTCAACAACGTCAGACTGGTGCCGCCGTTGAGAGTTTTAGAAACGAAATGGTCAAGTCTAATGAAGCCGCAAGGGAACTTTTAATAGCAACTGTACAGGGTCAATTGCCCAATATTGTACAAGGTGAATCAAAATTGATTAATTTAGAGGATAAAGATGGTAACAACTAACCGAGTAACAATAATCGTAGACGATAACGCTGTTTATACTGATACCTTGGTATATCTAAATTTAGATTTGTCAGAGTGTGGTATTCCTCAAGGGGTTCACGCATTACAATTTAAAGATGGGACCGGTGAAATTGAATGGAAAGGTCCTATCGAAAATACTGTTATCAACGAGCTTCCTGAATGGGCTCTACGTTGTTTAGAAAAATGGGAAGAGGCTGACAATAAACCAAAACCAATTTTTTAATCTAACCAAACATGAATAATAATTTAACAAAAGATAATTTTTTATACCTACCTAATTTTATAACTCCTGAGCAAGCTAGAGAGCTAGCCGAAGAATTTAAAAATTTTGCGAATGAAACGGGTAGAAAACAAGACATACAAGCTCCTCTGTCACAAAGCGCATATGATTACATTGGATTTTTGGAATTACTATGCGAAAAGACTCCCGAGGTTTCTTCTTTTTTAGGTTCTAAGGTTTTACCTACTTACACATACGCAAGAATTTATAAAAATGGGTCTGTACTAGAGCGACATACAGATAGAGCCGCTTGCGAAATTAGTATCACCTTACATTTGAGCGGTGACACAACTTGGCCAATCTTTATCAAAAAACCAAACGGTGACGAGGTATCTCTAAATTTAAAATCAGGTGATGCTATCATGTATTTGGGATGTGATGCCGAGCACTGGAGAGAACAATTTACAGGGCAAGAATATATACAGGTATTTTTACACTATGTAGAGAGTAGAGGTAAAAATAGTTTTGCGTATTTTGACAAAACTAAAGTACCTGAACAAACAACATTAAACGACAGCACTGGAATTTTTAATTCCACTAAGGCACCGGCAATTGTTCATAAAAATGAATATAAGAAAAATTTAGAAGATTATATTATTACGCTTGATAATATGATGCCCGATGAATTATGTGACTTGATTCTCAATGAATACGGAAATTCTATTGATTGGTTCCCTACAACCGTAGGTCCCGAAGGGTCTTTAAATAGAAATATACGTAACGCGGACACTGTCTGTATATCATTGGACAACATTATAGCTAGAAATCAAGAATTAAGAAAAGCAATAGACAGCGATGTATTTGTTGTAGCTAACAATTCCATACGCAAGTATAACGAGATTTTTCCTGAGGCTAAAATTGAACAAGATAGCGGATATGAATTATTGCGTTACAACGAAGGTCAATTCTATATACAACACACTGATTCTTTCAAAATGAGACCTAGGGCAGTTTCTTGTTCAATTGCTTTAAATGACGATTATGAAGGGGGTGAATTTGCCTTCTTTGGGCGTGAAATAAAAATAAAACTGAAAAAGGGTTCAGTGTTATTATTTCCTAGTAATTTTATGTACCCTCATGAGATTATGCCTGTCACAAAGGGTACACGATATTCAATTATTACTTGGTTTATATAATGAACAAACAACATTTATTAGTAGTACTTCAATCACATAGCGAAGGTGATAATCAACACTATCATGGATTGAATCAACATAAAAGATACTGCGGAGCTCCCAAAGCAGAAGTTTCTAGACGTTGTACTAGAAGCCTAGTTGAATCTCTTAACTATGCTAAAGAACTTCTATTAGATTTTGATTTCGAATTAGTGGTTTATGACGACCATAGTAGTGATTGGGCTGTGTCTGAAATAAAAAATAATTTAAATATTGCCACTTTCAAAACTCAATTCATACCTTTAGAATCTAGAGGTATTATGCCAAGCATTTTAAAATGCTATGAACACGGTAGAGATTATGGTAAAGACATTGTGTACTTTGCCCAAGATGATTATCTGTACGATAAAAAAGCAATATACGACATGATACTAACCATGTTTAGTACCAGTAACAGCTTACAGAATTATACTTGTATCTATCCGTTTGATGACCCTTATAGATACATTCCAGTCAACACCGCTGTTCAAAGCCACATTGTAAGATCACAGGGTAGACATTGGAGGACGCAAACAGCTACTGCTAGTTGCTTTATGACGCATCACTATGTCATTACTAATAACTGGGATTTATTTGAAGCCATGGGCAAACATCCTGTAGACGGTAAGATGGAAGATAATACAATCAATAAACTATTTTACCAAAGAGGCTACTATTTGTTTGTTCCTATTCCTAGTTTAGCATTACACATGCAGTATGATACTGAGAAAGATGACCAAATTAATTGGCGTGAATGGTGGGACAGATATGATAGGGAAGAAAAATTAATTCCTACCACCGACAAAACAATATTAAATGTAGGATTTGGTGGGAGTAGTATTCCAGATCAAATACACACAGAAGATTTGACTGGATATAGAGAAATTACATTAGACATTGATAAAAAGTATAACCCGGATATATTAGCCGATATTTACAACATTAGTCATGTACCAAATGAATACGTAGATTGTGCGTACAGCAGCCACATGATTGAGCACATTCATTATTTCAAAGTTCCAAGTGTTATTAATGAATTATTACGTGTTGTTAAGAAAGATGGATTTGTTAGATTTATTACGCCCAATATGAAAACTGTAGCGATAAGATTAGCAAGCGGAAAAATATTAGACACTGTATACGATAGTGCTGGTGGTCCTGTCAGTGCTATGGATATGTTATATGGTAGTAGATATCATACGCATAGACATAGTAGCGATTTTATGGTACACAAATGCGGATTCACAAAAGAAGTGTTTGAAGATTTAGCAAATAAACACAATTATAATATGAAACTTAAAGAAGTTGGGTATGATTTGATAGTAGACTTCTATAAAAATTAAGCCATTAGTTTAGCAACTAATAATAACTTTTCAAAATGGTCGATAGCTTTATTAATGCTATCGACTTTTTCTTTTGTGTATTCAGGTTTATGAATACGTCTGGCTTCTACTTCTTGTTTACTTAATTCATCTACCATAAACCCAATGTTATTAAACATTTTTACAAGGTCACGATTATATGGTACTTTATTAAGTTGGGAAGATAAATCTGTCCCAACTGTTAACCAATCTAGTGAAGTTTCGATTTTCATACCCTAATTGTATCACAACTAAGGTATTTACTCAATTAAGCGAATAGTTCTAAAGAAGTTCCGCATTGGTCGCAAAATTTAGCAGTAGCTTTATTTTGTTTCCCACATGTCACGCACTTAGGTTTAGTTTTCACTGTCACAGGTTTAGTCACTGGTTTGTTGTCACCAAGATCTCCGACTAACTTGAACACTAGGTTATGCTTTTCAATCTCTGTTGGAAACCAACCTGCAATGCTAAACTTCTGTTCGCTCTTGCTGCCAGGAACAGTAATACCTACATCGCTAACATAACTGTCCATTGTAGCCATACCATCATGAACTTGCCCTGTGCTGGCGCTGATGTTCATGCTCTGTAATGTACTATTAATAGAAGTACTGGCCATAGCACGAACTTGTTCGCCATTGCTAAAATCTGCTGAACGTAAGACTCCGTTTACATTAAAAGTTTGCTTAGGCCACTGTGGCAGATTGTTGTTGAAGGTATCGTAATTGTTCCATTGAATACCATCTTGCCTTTGATATACCTTTTCGAACTGATATTCGATACGGATTAACCCATCTTCAAGTTTAACTCCTCGGTGCTGTTCGACTCCGCCTGTGCGTTCGATGAACTTAAAGCGATTACCTTCACTTAGATTGTTATTTACAATCGACCGTTCTAAGTCAACTTCTTGTCCTGCACTAAGAACTAGACCACCGGGTACAACATTGTCACCGTCAATGAATACATTAACGATAACACGTTTGGTTTCTAGGTTTTTTACTAGGATTGTGTATTCCGCACCGAAGGGAATATAGACTGTGTCCTTGAATTCACGAAGGACTTTGCCGTTTACTTTAATAGCCGCGGCGAGCTTGTTTCCATACATCATGGTTTCTCCTTTTTACAGCGTACAGACTAAACGCTTAGTAATTAAAGTCTGTTAGTATGATGCCCCATGCATCAACATTATTTATACTATACTACAAATATTTTAAAAAAACAATTAATAAGGTAAAAATAAATAGTATTATGGCAACAATAGTTTTTCCACAAAATGTCGTTTTGGGAGGTGGCACCAAAGTAGAATTTGAAGCGGGCCCAACCTCAGGTGTTGATATTCTTATAGTAGGAGGCGGTGCTGCGGGGGGATATGTAGCCAGTTTGACTTCTTTTACGGGATCCGGCGGGGGAGGTGGCGGTGGCGTTAGAGAGGTATCCAGTGTTTCTGTTAGCACCGGAACTGTAATCACTGTGACCGTGGCCGCTGGGGCAACAGCATCAATTTCAGGGTTAGTTAATGGATTTTCTTCGGCAGCCGCGGTATCTAGTGGGCCTACATATACTGCCGCTGGTGGCGGAGGTGGTGGATTCTCTACATTTAATGGCTGGGTTAATGGTAATAATGCTCCGGCGGGCGGTGGTGGCGGGGGCGGCGGTAGCGCTGGAGGAGTTAATACTCCTACAAACTTTGGTACAGGTGGCAGTGGGGGAACATATGGATTTGCTGGTGCTAGCGGTGGTACATATCCCGGTACTGGTTTTGGTGGAGGTGGAGGTGGGGCAGGATCAGCCGCGACAGGAACTAGTGGTGGTGGTGGTAAATCAACTACTTTCCCAAACTCAGTAACGGGGTTTAATATGGGTGCCGGCGGGAGCGGGGGCACAAATTCAAGCCCGTCAAACCCTGGTGGAACAAACACCGGGCAGGGCGGGACTGGTAATTATCGAGGTGTTCCAGCAAGTCCTGTTAACCTTGCAGGTTTCAGCGGAGGTTCAGGTCTGGTAGTAATACGATATCCAAAAATTTATGATCCGGCTCCGGCGACTACTGGTAGCCCAACAATTAGCACAGATGCTACATATAGATATTACAAATTTACAGGTTCAGGGAGTATAACGTTTTAACACTATGGCACATTTTGCTGAATTAGATAAAAACAATTTTGTTATTAGAGTTATTGTTGTTCACGACAATGAATTACTAGACGAAAATGGTATCGAGCAAGAACAAAAAGGAATAGATTTTTGTAAGAGCCTGCTCGGTGGAAATTGGGTTCAGACGAGCTATAATGGTTCATTTAGAAAGCACTATGCAGGTACAGGATTTTATTACAGCAAAGAATATGATTGTTTCTTCCCACCAAAACCATTAGAATACCCATCGTGGGTACTAGACGTTGCTGAGGCTATATGGAAACCACCTATACCAGAACCAAACGACGGTAAAGTATATAGGTGGGATGAGCCTACTAAATCCTGGTTTAAAATAGGCGACGGTCAAATAACAATAGATATAACTTAACTGTATTCGTAGGGTGTGTCTGGGTGACTGTAATCAACTTTGATATGGTCACCTTTAACATCATCGTATTCTTGATAATATGATTCGTTGGGCATCAATACTCGAAAACTTTCTCCGTACTTTAGTGTAGCAAAAGTTAACTCAGCTTTATCCAATAAATCACAAATAACGAATCCAGTAGCACATCGTCCTAAGATGTTTTTAAAAGGACTATGCTTAAGTTCATTCTTTTGTAATGCTTTGTGAATATCACTGTGAGGTCTGAACATAATTCGTGTAATGCCTAACTTTTGATTACGTAAGCGAATCTTGTCAAATATTGTGAGTTGAGTTAGATTAGCGTTGTTATCTTCATCAATGGTTAATAGAACCTCTTTGACTTTGATACTGCCTTTGGTATGTGAATTATCGGGTGTCTCTTTTGTTGACCATGGAATGTTACATTCCACATGATTCACATAATACGTTTCTCCATGAAATTTTAAGACCCACATGGGAACGGTCTCGTCTTCTAAATGCTTTTTGTTGAAATGAAAGACTACATCCCTACAAGCAAATTCAATCTATGCCATTTTATTTTCCTTTCTTGGTTAGATTCTTTAAATTATTTAGTAGTGTTTGACTACGACTAACTTCTTTCTTTTTCTTTTGGTGCGTCTGATGGGATTCGAACCCATTACCATGAGTTTTAGAGGCTCTTGCTTTCCTATCAGCTACAGACGCATCAGGATCAACTAACTCAGTCAATCCTTTAAACTTATCATAAGTGTCAATTATAATTGATTTATAAGTATCTTCAATCTTAATGGGTAAGTCTAGATGAATAGTTAGACGAGGACCCTGTTCCTCATTAATCATACCGTCACCATATATAGTACCTATAAAAGGTATCTTGTTATACTTACCGAATACACGTGTACCAAACTCAAAATATGGTTTAGGACGATTTTTCTCAAAATATTCTGCTAGACTTGCCATTTTAATTTGCCAATACTTTACTTACACTATTCATAACACTAGCGATACGACCGATATCACGCAATTGTTCTACCGTATATCCCATCTTCTTTAGACCTTCGTAATGCGCCTTTACACAAAAATGACACTTACCGACAATACTTGCGGCTAGTGAGTAAGCCTCAAAACGTTCTTTGGTTGTGCCACCATGTGTGCTAATAGCATTCATACGTAGTTGTGCTGGCAATCCTTTTAGGTTTTCATCATCTGCCATTTCAACAAATGGATACCATACGTTGTTTTGTGCCATTAGACTTGCCGCTGTCAATGCCGCATCTGCTTCTACACGGTTACTTAATTGACTATGTACCCAAGTCCATAGTTTGCTATTGCCTGTAGCAAATGCCGCTGCCAATGCTACTGCTTCTGCTTCTTCTACTGGTAGTGTACTACGCTTAATTACTGCGTCAATATTTAATTTTGTATCCTTTGCGTAATCAGGAATACTTTGTTCTTTTAACGCATCCACCCATTGTGTCATATTTTTCTCCTTAATTATGATTTAAAAATGCTTCTTTCACGAAAGGTTCGTTTAACATCATTTGAATCGCAACAATAACTAGTACTCCTGCTCCTACCCAAATAGTTTTGGGCCAGCGCAACATAATTCTAGATACTAACGTACTTCCAAACAAGATTATTGGAACACTAACTAGTAATCCAAAGATGATTAACCACCAATTGCCTCCGGCTGCTCCCGCAATAGCAAGTGCGTTATCAAGTCCCATTACAGCGTCGGCCCAAATGATTGTACCCATCGCACCCCAGAATGTTGTGGATGCTTTTACATCACCATGACCTTCACCATTGTCTGTCACTAACTTATAAGCGATATACAACAATGCGATACCACCTATTAGTCGCAATCCAGGAATCATCAACAGATAAGTTAGTGCTGCCACACTTAAAAATCTAACAGCAACTGCTCCGAATGTTCCCCAGATCATTGCCTTACGGCGTAGTTCAGGTGGTAGCTTATTAGCAGCCATCGCAATGACCAATGCGTTTTCACCACCAAGAACAACATCAATTAAGATAATGGCACCTAGTGCCCAAATTAATTCTAACATTATTTTCCTTTACATGTAGGGCAATGTTCTCTTTTTAGATACTCAAATAAATCTCGAAAGTTCATATTAATATCTCCCTGATGCCAATACAATTTGGCAAATATGTTCTAGTCGTTCGATATGTTCAAACGCTCTCCATGGACTTGTATCAATTGCTACAACTCCATGCCCCTTAATGCCTACAATATCATAACTAATATTACCATAGTCATCTAGTTCTAAGTTCTTATGACATTGGTCAGCTAGTTCTTGACTAATTGGAGGCACATCTCCTACATTAGGTGCTACCTTTGTATAACGACTGAGTTCAGGAAAATCTTTCGCAAGATTACCTAACTCAATACCACGGTGCATGGCAGCAACACAATACGTCGGATGTAGGTGAACTACAACCCTAACATCGTGACTATGTTGGCCCATTGCTCTCTGAAGACCAAAGTGTAATGGTATCTCGCCACTAGGTTTTAAGTTAGCACTAATATCAGTATAGAACTCCTCTTGCCAGAGCAATCCATGAATACTAATTTTCTTGAATTGATCTGGCTGTAGAGTTTGTTTGCGAACACCGCTAGGGGTGATATAGAAGTGATCCCTATCGTGATGACGAATACTAACATTGCCATCACGACTGGTAATCCAGTTTCTTCTATATGCTTCTACTAATGTATCGCAAATAGTTTCTAGCATTATAGAGTCTCACCACCGATAGGACGGCTGCATGGGCATAGTTCGCCAGTTTGTAGTGCATCTAGGATGCGTAGAGTTTCGTCTGGGTTACGACCAACGTCCAAGTTGTTTACTGTAACGTGCTGGATGACGTTATCAGGGTCAACGATGAATGTAGCACGAAGTGCCGCACCTGCAGGACCGTAGAAGATGCCAAGCTGATCTGCTAGACTGTTCTCGTCACGTGCCACATCCGCAAATGACCAAGAGTTTGTTTCTCTCAAATCTGCATGTGCATTGCGCCATGCTAGTTTACAGAACTCGTTGTCAGTAGAACCTATCAATAGAACTGCGTCACGGTCAGCAAAATCGCCGTTGAGCTTGTCATAAGCAACAATCTCAGTAGGACATACGAAAGTGAAGTCCTTAGGATAGTAAACAATAACTTTCCACTTTCCTTCGAAACTTTTGTCAGTAATAGTTTCAAATGCGCCTTCTGGTGTAAGTGCGCCGGGCTTAACGCCAGTAACTGCAAAACTTGTGATTTTATCGCCGATTGTTTTCATTTGTGTTTCTCCTTGTGTGATAAATGAATTATTTCTTTTGTGCCCTACAATTGGGGCATATCAACATTAGATTATCTTCGCTTGTATTATAACTATCATTGTCTTTGTAAATAACATCTAATGGTACTTGTGTATCCATCCAAACTTTAGTATCGCATACTTCACACGCATGACCTCGTTGACCAATCAGATAATTTTTTATCCAATCAGGTATCTTGCTCCATGCTTGTGGACTTTTCGATTCCTTCCATTCTTGTACTTTTTCAAAAGCCTTGTGTCTACGCTGATACTCTTGCTGACAACTATTATTACAATATTTGTTTGTGTAGGAATGACCTTTGATAGTATTATTCTTTCCACAATTCAAACAAGTAAAACAACCTAAATATGACATTTTCCTCTTTCAATATAGAGCACTATTGTAGAGCACTATATACTTTTACTTAGTGGTCTACTAAAAAGTAAATATGCTACTATTATAGTGAATTTGCCCATACTAAGTAAAGTGATTTGGGAGAAATTTATGGAATCACACACAAGGACTATTGCCCGGGCGGCAAGTTGGAGAGTTACTGCGACGGCTGTTACAGCCGTTTTTACCGGGCTAGAAGGAGCAATAATTATTAATATTGCTATGACGGTCGTTCATTACGTACACGAACGATTATGGTTAAAGATAAAATGGGGATTAAAAAAAGAGGCTCAAATGAGCCTCTTAAATTAGAAATGGCAATTTCTAATTAAAAACGATGTAGTAGACCAAGGCCCACTTGTCGGATATCGCTAGATGTGTCAGGTGCGTTTACATTACGATAAACAACCTGTGCTACGGTACGCTTGCTAAAGTTATAATCAACACCTACGTTATAAGCCTTAACATCGCCGGTACCGCCAGTACGAACTCCGTAAGTTGCCTTCAATACGACAGGGTTACTTAGTTGGTAGCTACCACCGATGGACTTACCGATTCGCTCTACGTTGTTTTCCATATCTTTGCTATAAGCAGTATTGACACGGAAGTTACCAAAACGTGCTACTGCGCCGACCGTATCAGACTTGTTGGCATTATCTAATTCGAATTTAGCGTAAGACACTCTTACGTTTTGTAGAGTTCCAGTTAAATTATAAGAAGTTGCTTCTTGGCCAGTAGCTACTGCTTGTTTGGCATAGCTAGCACTAATATTCTGTACCGGAGTAACAGTCACAAAGGCACCATCACTAAAACGCTTGTTCTGTGTGTGATGAATATCATCAAAAATAGAACCATACATTACGCCAAATGCGTCAGTGCTAGCATGAGAGTTGAATAGTGGATGTGTATTACGACCCATATCAACACTACCGAATTTATTGCTCAACCCAATAGTTGATTGACGATCACCTAGTTGAGTGTTGCGACTAGTAGGATCATCAGGTGCTAGACGGGTATCAATTACTACGTTAGCCTTCAATCCAGAACCCAAATCTTCTTGGGCAGTGAATTTAATATGGCTAGTAGGTTCGCTAGTAAAAGCAGTTGCCGTTGTCGAACCAGTTTTAGTGTTATCATAGTATTGACCGATTCTACCGGAAATAGCAACTTGGGCGCTAGCTGTAAATGCTGTAGCCAATAGTAGTGCTGTCAGTGTAATTTTTTTCATTTAGTTTCCTTTATAGTAAAAAAAATATTTATCCTGATATTTTGATCGGGATATTTTTATTCAGAGTCAATGGGCTTTGACCCATTGCTATGTTTGTCGTTGATTTTATCCAAATCTTGGTATATGCGTTTTTCTTGAGCAGTTAATTTATCTTTGTGTATATGTCTAGGATTACCACAAAGTCCGCATTTTGGATTGCCGCAATCCATAGCATGATGTTTTGCGTGACGATGAGGTTGTTTTATAGCTTCATCGTTGAATTGTAGACCGTGTTGTTTTGCGATTCTAACTTGCCTTGCGATTGCTACATCTGTCTTATGGCGGCGGCGTGAATTAATAAATTTTGCGGTATCATTACTCATATGTTTATAGTATAAAAATATTCATTCTTTGTCAATATCACAATTTCCCAATAATGTGAGTGTTTATAAAAGGTTTAACGTCATCGGTATAATCTTTATTATTTTTGAAAAACATTGTGGGGTTGACTGATTCCATTGATTGTAGCCAATTACTTTTCCAAGCCTGAAAAAACATTTCTTCGTTATAATTGCTAAAAAAATAATGATATGAATGATTTATCAAAATACCCTGTTTGTTGGTTTGGTGCTTAGAGAAATCCCATTTAGGGTAAATTATTGACTTCACAACTTGGTCAAAACTTTTAGACCTAACCATCCATGATGATGAGTCAATTTTTTGTAGTAACATTTTTGAATGTAGAACCTTAGGATTCTTTTTTAGAAAATCCCAAACTAAATGTGCTTGCTCAGTGACAATCTCTGGCATATCAGGAGTCCAATAAAAATACTCCATACAAGATTGTTTCATTAGCGTAGCGTTATCTGTAAATAAAAATCCATATGAATCTGAATTCATATAAGGAATTACTTTATCACTTCCGATAATTACGCATACCTTTTTATATTTTTCTGATAGCTTATCAACATACTTGTTTATGTATTTGTATCTTTTATGAACATGATAAGATACTGGCACATTTAAGTACGTCCATAAATCACTTGAATCTTCTATAGTCAAATCATTACAAGAATCTGAACAATGTATTTTTATTTCTGGATTAGAAATCCTTAATTTTTCTAGTTCTGGTTTAGCTACTAAAAAGTGTTCGCTAACCATATTTGTGTTTTCTACTGACAGATTTACTCGATACCCTGACTTTTCTACTACAGTAGCGTGATGATCTGTCCAGACTTCATCTAGCAAAATATTATTATCTATGAATGCCTTTAAGATATTGTCGCTATCTGAACCACCAGAGAAAGACAAAATAAGATAATCGTAAGTATCTCTTAATTGTTCTGCTCTTAACCTATATAGGTCTAACAGATTAGCATTGATCCTAGGCTTTTTTGCTTGGTCACCAAATATTTTTTCTTCAAACGTCCACTCTACTTGTTCTTTTGTCCTATTTGAATAAACACAAGCATTGTACTTATGATAAAAATTCTTATTCCCTACTTTATAGTAGCCGAACTTAGTATCACATTGACCAAAATCATCTGTTTGTATTGTTGACATTCTTTTTACTCATCAAGTCTTGTACATTTTTCATGTGACGGTCGATAGCTAAGGCAGAAATGTCTTTGGGGTAAACTAAATTATTTTGTTTATAAAATTCAATAATCTCTTTACTTGATAGCAAGTCACTAAAAAGTTTTTGATATCTTTGTTGTATATCTAACGGAGTAGATTTTTTCATAAAAAACCCAGTAGCTATCAAATCAATATCAGTTTTGATTGACAATTCTTTGGGTATAGGAATGTTGGCTGTATTATTGTGCGTGGCTGCTATACCATTTAGCAAAGATCCTTGAATCTGTGTTATAGCAGTAACTGACGTTAGGTTAGCAACATCTATTGAATCTGACATTAGAGCACCAAGTGTTGGCGTATCGCCAGGGAAGGGTACTATAGTTATATTTGGAATATGCTGTAGTGACCTTTCAACAATAAACTTTTGGCTGATACTAGAAACACCCATTGTAACATGTCTTTTTTTAGTTTCTGCTAAGAATTGATCCCATGTTGTAATCTTAGATTTTTTACTAGTTACAAAAATAGTATGTATATCTGAAACATACATCATAGGAGATAAGTTTTTGTATAATTCTAAATTGGATTCGTTTTCGCTAAGTTTCAGAGCCAATGTGGTTCCAGCTAATAACAAATGGTTACCTGTGTTGTCGTTTAAAAATTCTCTAAGGGCTATTAAACCATCTGCTCCGGGTTTATTTACTACAACAATATTAACGTTTAGTTTCTCTATCGCCTCTTTTTGAATTCTTCTAGCTAGTGTATCTGATAATCCACCGGGTGGCTGCTGTATGTACAATTTAATTGGTTCATTGGCATGACACAGAATAGTAAATGCGAATAATAATAAAGTCAGTAATTTTTTCATGAACATATTTATAATAGAAAAGGCACCGAAGTGCCTTTTTCTGAGGTTCTGTTGCGAGGCCTGTCTTGCCCCAGGCTGCTTTAATTAAGCTGCCAATGCGTAAACTTCATCGTTTGCGTCTATAGTTTTGCTTGATTTACGGTCATCGCCTACCGTGCTGTCCACTCTGTTACTCTTTGCCCTGTCGAAACCATGACTGGCCCATCATAAAAGGACTACCATGAATACCACTGCTACGATTGCGAATCCCATCGCAAATCTTGTTAAGTCATCCATTCTAATCTCCTTTATGGTGGACCAGGCGGGAGTCGAACCCGCGTCCAGAACACTTTTCTCTTTGCTTCATACAGCAATAATTTATAGTGTAGTTTATTTATTGTTATTTGTCAATCAGCGTTTGCCCATACGGAACAAATAGATTGGGATATCACGTTCTTTTCGTTTTAATGCGTCACTAACTCTATGATGCCCATCTATAATATAGTACTTTCCATTCCTGTCATAGACTACAGGATACTTATCATATTCTGGGTAAAACGCTTCGCCACCGCCTGAGTTGTCTAACCAGTCTTGTGTAGCAAGTAATTGACTAGGTACTATATTGATGACCATGGGCTTGTAACCTGCATTGAGCATATCATCTACCTCAGTATGTAGTTCTGCTACATCCTTGAATTTACTAGGGTCAGTAAACTCAGCATCCCAATGTGATAGGTAATCACCCAATTTGATATTAGTAGGTACTCTTTGTAGACCGAAATTTTCCGTAATTAAATCAGTGATACGCATCTTTGTCAAAAATTAAATTGAAAAATCTTTGTCAAATACTCATTGCGTAATTCATCTTCTGTTTTACTTTCATAATCAGAGGATTCTAAATCATGCTGAGTATCGTATATCGTCAATGCCAAAATTAATTTGTCTTTTGGCATTGAAACTGCTTTGGCAACGGACTGTCCATTATAATATTCAATTAATGTTTTCATACCCTTATTTATTAGCTAATGGATTATCTATAGCTTTTTGAATCTTTTGGTCAACTTCTTTCTTTAATTGTTCCACTTCACGTGAGATTTCTCTGCGGGCGTCGGCCATTTCTTTACGGATAGCGTTGACTTCTGATCTTGCCTTGTCTAAGTCCTCACGAATGTCCTTTCGGGCTTGACGCATCTCAGCTTCAGTTTCACGCTGGGCTTGCTTGACGCTACGTTCAACCTGTTCCGTGACTGATTCATTGCGACGGATATCATTCTTTAAGTCTGTTTTGATATCACGGGTATAGTCACTAGATTTTTGACTGTTTTCTTCAATGACTGCTAATCGCTTGTCAAATCCACTTAAATCAGGGGCAGTATACTCAGCAATCTTTTTCTTCATGCCCATGTAATCTTTGTATGTTTCAAAAGCTCCGTATAATGCACCCAATGTAGAACTTACGATAGTGAATGCTATCATAATTTTAGCAGGTGTGAACTCATAACCACCAATACTAATTACAGTATTGGCACTCATATATTTTTCTTTAGCTTCTTGTAATTGATCGACCTTTTCGTTAAGGTTCTTATTATCTGACATTTTTATCTCCTATATTGTTGCTCTACCATTTCCTGGTGTAGCCTATCACTGGCACCATTTAATAAACGCTGTGCTCTGGCGTTATCTATAACCGTTTGATTTCTATAAATTTCTTTGGGTGTATAAAACGGTCTATCTTGTAATCCATTCATATAAGAATCAAAGCCCATCGGCTGTCTAGCAATACTAGCTATGTTTATGCCGCCGGCGATATCGTTATCTTTTACATTTTTGTTTACACTAGATGCCGGAGCAGGAGTTTCCGCTGACGGCATTGTTGGGGCAGGATTCATTGAACTATGTAATGGATTGGTCTGATTGTATACTTGTTTATTTTCACTAACCGATTCTTGATTAGTGAGTTTATTATCCTGTTCATTTCTCATGCTAAAGTTTAATACAGAGTTTGTGCTAGCTATGCTGTTTGTTAAATTAGCAGCGTTTAATGAAGTTACAGATTCAGGGCCTCTTAATCCTAAACCAGTAGAAGATGACACATTGGTTGATGATCCTATATTCAAATTAAAAACAGAATTTTGTGTTTGTACCAATGATCCTGTTGATCCAGTGCTATTTGTTTGAGGACCAACGCTTGCTACTACTGCTTGGGCATTCGATAATGTTTGAGTTTGTTGGGCTGCCGCCACGGCTTGTGCTTCGGAAGTTACTTTTGCTGATGCTTGATTGGCTTGCTCTACAGCCGCTGTAGCTGTAGTCATTTCTAACCTGTTTACTCTACTCTGTTCATTTCCTACAATACTCAGTATTTGGCTGGTGCTAAGTGTAGATTTAGTAGTTGTAGTTTGACTACCGGATACTTGTACCTCTCCAACTTTGGGTTGAGGGTTTGTTGCGCTAGGTATTGCTGTCGCACTAGCTGTTGCAGTGGGGCCTGGGCCTGGAGAATTATTTGGGGGTGGGGGTGGAGGTGGTAAACTATCACCCGTACTCAGATTATTATTGTTACTTGGTGAAGGGCCAGACAATAGCGGCGGAGATGGTGGAGGTGGTAGTAGAGTATCGGTGGTTGTCGGTGGAGGTGGTTGTAGTTTTGCCAAAGCATCTAGATAACCTGGACAAGTAGGACTAGATAGAACATCTATATAACAAGGATCAACACTATATTTTAAACTAAAATTAATATTGTAAATCTCAGGACCATATGGGCCGGCCCAGTAATTACTAGTGTCTCCCCCTATAAAACCATAACGGACATTACTTAAGTCTTTGTTAGCGTAAGGAGTATCAAACGTTTTACTAAAATTAAAAGTCGTCCAATTGAACACATAATTCAAATCGTAGTAGTCGTTTCTAACAACAGTATTGCCATCACTACCGTAAAACGTAACATATGCTGACAATGTATCCAGTCTTCCTCCGTCCCAACCGTTACCATTCTTAGCAGTAAAGCCAAAGTTGTAGCCATTAACTCTTAAGCCTGTACCTGAATTGGGTAATGCGGCAGCAATATTGGCAATTTGATAAACATTGGTTACCCCATAACTAAAGTTAAAACTACCTTGATTGAAATATGGTTGTGGGCCACATCCAGGATCACCGGGAGCCCAGCAAGGTAATCCTTGATTCATCAACCCTACGTTTTGCCAAGTGCTAGTAACAGAAGTAGGACTTGTACCATTGTTTACTAGGTTTCCTGTATTATAAACTTGTGTAGGGTCTAAGGAACTTATAGTCTGAGCATTAGTGATTGAATAGCTTATAGACAACCATGCCCAACACGCTACCAATGCCCATCTTTTTATATGTGTCATCGTCTTTAGCCTTCACTTGTTCTGGAATCTTGTTAGGGTTAGCCAACCATAATTCCCTAGCCTGTTCACCAATCTTACCCTCGAAAGGACAAGGTGTTCCGGCTGCCATCATAGCATCAAAAACTCGGCGATCTTGACACATAGTAGCTACAGCGGCTACTTTCATGCCCATGTCGTACAATGTTTTGGATAACTTTAATCGTTCACAATTTTCATCACGTACAGTGCCACCCGAACTTACACCAAAAATTTGTGTCTGAACTGCGCTACTGGTCCCTGTTGTACACAAATCGTTATTACCACCACTCATCATGGGTGGGGCAATAGCTGTTGGGGGAGGCTGTATCACACGCTGAATAATTTCGGATGTGTTAATATTGCGATTGGTCATGTCTCCCGTTTGTACGTTTTGGTTAACGTTGTTACTACTACTAACATTATTATTGTTATTTGTGCTTGTACTTACATTGTTATTGTTAAATGTCTGCGTACCGCTGTTAATATTGTTATTTGTATTGACACTTGTACTAGTATTCACATTATTATTGTTATTTGTGCTTGTACTTACATTGTTATTGTTAAATGTCTGCGTACCGCTATTAACATTATAGTTTGTATTCGTATTTGTGTTATTGCTAGTATTGACATTATTATTGTTATAAGTCATAGTTCCGGAGTTGACATTATTATTGTTATAAGTCATAGTTCCGGAGTTGACGTTATTATTATTGAACGTTTGTGTGCCAGAATTTACGTTATTATTGTTGTTTGTATACGTTACACTACCACTCATCACATTATTATTAGTATTTGTACTGGTCGCATTGCTGTTAACTGTACTCGTACTTGTAGCCGTACTGGTACTAGTGCTGGTATTATTTGTGTTTACTGTACTAGTACTAGTGCTGGTATTATTTGTGTCTACCAGAGTTTTTGAGTCATAGGTCGTTTGACCATATACCGGTAAAATTGCCGTAACGGCGATTGTTGCGAGAATCCTTTTAATCATTTTTATCACCCTCTATATCTATTTAGAAGTTGATCTAGATCAAAAAGTCAATAGATTATCGCAAGATTACTCGCCGTCAGGGTGCTGGTTCTTCCAATCCATTATCCAATAGATTGCGCCGCCTGCTATTACAACAATTAGAATCCAAAATAGATAATACATGCCATTATTTAGTGTAAAAACGCTCTTTAATCCAAGCCCAGTCATAAGTTAACATCAACTTATTCAAGTCCCCATTGACTGAATTGTAGTATTCGACTCCGGCTTTAGCTCCCAAAATACTACTTTCTCCGTAAACACCGTTACCCACAGTAGTCCAAATTTCTAAACGCTTTTTGCTTTCAGAGTCTTTATTATATGCTAGTTTAATGCTCTCACGGAACGCTGTTCTCCATGTGTCCCATTCATCAGTGTTGTATGTACTTACGCCGGAGTTGATGCCCGTAACTTCGTGACGACTGTCCATTGTGAAATCTAGTCCCCTAACTACTGTGTTTAATGTCAGCTTTTTGTTGTTTGCTACTATAGCCTGATGTCCATATTCTAATCCGTTGACAGGATTTAACGCATTAAAAATATAATGGCGTCTAGACTTATAAATGTTAGGTTGCCAATTGAAGTCGAAATTTTCGTCAACTTTCAATTTAGCATTGATTAAAAAGTACCATGGCGTATTGCTTGCTTCAGCAGCCTTATGCTGACTAAGAACACGTCCATTAATTTTGTCTAAGCGAATCACTCTGTTACCAAACTTATCAGCTACTTTTAGTAAATGTTCGTAATTATCATCAGCACACTTTTCACCATTGCTTAGGAATATAATATCTAATGGCTTTATTGATGGCTTATAATGTGTTATTACATGGTCGTAATCAGTTAATTTATCATATAGATACATCTTAACTGATCTAGGTACAATGGCTTCATCACCGAACAAATGAACGCTCACTTTATCAGAGGTTATATCCTTATCTTCAATATCATTATTTGTTATATGAATATATGCTTGTGTTGACTTATCCTCAATGAATGCGTCAAAGATGCTATCCTCATATGTAATTCTAGCGATATCCAAATCAGCTTTAATTTCATTGTTATATTTGTTTTCTGAACCTTTACCTTTATACATTATTGTCGGCATAATTTCAGCACTGTGGTACTTATTACCAAAAATGTAATTGTATCTTTCTTCTGTTTCGTCTGGATGCCAACTATAGTCAAAATCTTTAATTTGTTCTATGATTCTAAAATTACGCTGATTAGGTAAGCGGATGACTGATTGAGTATCTACGTATTTCTTTTCTACTGCCCCATCAATAACGTAACAAGGTCCTCCTGTTTTCTGCCACTGTGTACCAAACTGATAGATATACTTAGGTTCGCCGGGGTCTGGTACCCAGCTATAGTCAAACATACTATCATCAATATTCTCAGGTATATCCCATTTAGATTTATCTTCAAGTAATTCTGCTTTGATAGTATTAATATACTTGTTTTCTGTTGCCCCTTTCATCCTGTACATGATTGTAGGCATTTTTTCGGCACTATACCATTGATTGCCAAATATATAATTATAAGGTTGTTCAGTATCATCTGGGTGCCAACTGTAATCAAACAACATGTTGTTGAATAAAGGTCTGAAATTTCTATCAATTGATGGCAATCGATATACCTTTTGTGTATCGACAAACTTTAACTCATTAGCACCATTAACAATATACTGCGGCCCACCTGTCTTTTGATGTTGTGTGCCGAACTGGTATATGTAGGGCGGATCGTTGGGATTAGGTACCCAGCTATAATCAAATCTAGTGTCATCTGTATTGGCTGGAATCAACCAATTAGATTTATTAGGTTTTAACATAGCCCATACATCATTTATATATTTGGTTTCAGTAGCTCCAGGCACAGTATACATCAATGTTGGCATGGTAATACTGTCATGCCATTGATTGCCAAACACATAATTATATGGAGGATCGTTAGGATCAGGCACCCAGCTGTAATCAAAATCAAATTCTAAATCTACTAGTGATTGAAAGTTATCTTTCTTATCAGTCAGTACACAGTTGATATCCATGTACTTTTTCTCAGTAGCACCTTTGACTCGGTACAATATTGTTGGCATCTTTTTACTATCATGCCATTGATTCCCGAACACATATATGTAAGGTGGTTCACTGTCATCGGGATGCCAACTATAATCAAACAACACATTAGAATACAGAGGGCGCCATCCTCTGTTTTCATTAGGCAATTTAGTCACACGCATATGTTCAACATACTTAATGTTGGTGCCGTTCTTATAAATTAATCTTGGACCACCAGTCTTTTGCCATTGAGTACCAAACTGAAATATAGCAGGCTCTTCAAACTGATTTGGATACCAACTGAAGTCAAAGTCAGTTGTGTCAACATCAACAGGTATTTCCCAATCGTTTAAATCTGTTAATAATTTAGCTTTTATATCGTCTATATATTTTGTCTCTGTCGCTCCCTTAACAGGATACATCACGGTGGGCATGTCTTTGCTACTATGATGTTGGTTGCCAAATACATAGTTATAGGGAGGATCATCTGGATCAGGACACCATGACCAATCAAATGAAAATTGTCTGTTAGTTAGTGGTACAAAGTTTTCAGTATTGTCAGTTAACCTAGCTTTTAAATCATTAATGTATTTCTTGTCTGTTGCTCCTTTTACTCTATAGATTAGAGTAGGCATCTTTTCAGCACTATACCATTGATTACCAAACACATAGTTATAAGGCGGGTCATCTTCGTCTGGATGCCAACTCATATCAAATACCATGTTAGCTTTCAATGTACGCCATGCTCTTAGATTACTTTTTATAACTAAACATACCTGATCTGTACATAGTTTCTTATGCGTAGCACCTTGAGCAACATATTTAGGACCACCATTCTTTTGCCATTGTGTTCCAAACACCCATATAAACGGTGGCTCATGTGGGTGCGGTACCCAACTATAATCAAATTCATAATCATTGAAATCGGGTTCTATCCAATTTTCTTTGTTAGGTAGTAATGTTGCTTTTACGTTATAGATATATTTCTTCTCTGTTGCGCCCTTTACACGATATTGATATGTAGGCATGATATCTACATCATACCATTGATTACCAAATACATAGATGTAGGGAGGATCTGTCTCGTCAGGATGCCAACTGAAGTCTATAGTACAGTTAGATAAAAGAGGACGCCAACCCCTATCTTCTACAACAGGTTTACGTATTGCTTGTTGGCAGTCCTGATATTTAATATCAGTAGCAGTCGGAATAATAAAGCGTGGTCCGCCGGTCTTTTGATGTTGTGTACCGAACTGATGTATGTATGGTCTGTCGTATGGATCTGGACGCCATTCAAAATCAAAGCCTGACACATCTAAGTTGTCAGGCACTTCCCAATATCCTTGTTCAAATAATTCTATTCTTCGTTCTATTTCTTGTAATTCAATCATGAAATGACCTTAATTCCATACATAATTTCAAATCTGTCAGCATCGTGTCTATCATTGACCATAGGTTCACCCCGAATGTTAAGACTAGTGTTAAGTAACATAGGACAACCTGTCAACACATACCACTTTTCTAATAGTTCTCTAATTCCTGTTCCATCTTTTGGAACGCTCTGTACACGACTAGTCCCGTCATGATGAACGATAGCAGGAAATAAATCAGGATACCTACAAACACCGACGACTTGCATATACCTGCTGTTACTCCAGCTATCAGGCATATTAAAGTAGCTAGTAAGATATTCCTCCAAAATGACTGGCGCAAAGGGTCGAAATTTTTGTCTACGTTTGATTTCATTTACTTTATCCTTTATATCTTTGCCTCGAGGGTCTGCTAATAAACTGCGATTACCTAACGCTCTCGGACCAAACTCAGCACGGCCACTAGCAACACCGACGATACGAGTGTTAAGCAACTCATCCAGAATGGCATTAACAGGGTAAGAACCTTTAATATCATACCCCAAAAAACTATTGTCCCAATTAATCCGATAGCCATAACCCAGTGCGGCGGCACCCAAACTAGAGCCAGCATCACCAGGATTAGGCATAATCCAGATATTTCTAAAAAATTTTCCAATTATTTTATTGGCTAAGCAATTTAATGCTACGCCGCCCCCATATACTACATTTTGACTACTGCCTAATATTTTAGCACGTTGAAACACATTATGCAATAGTCCTTCTAACATTAGTTGTCCACTACTTGCTAAATCTTCGTTAGTAGCATCTAAGAAAAGGTCATCAGGAAATCCTAAATGTAAGTTATCCTTAAATTGTAGTGTTGACTTATCGTGTATTAATTTGTCATACATTTCTAAGAAATGTTTAGGTTCTCCGTACGCAGCCATACCCATCGTAATATATTCTTCTTCGTTGGGCTTTAAGCCAACTCGTTTTGTTAGTGCTGAATAGAATAAACCAATGCTATGCGGATAGCTTTGACTATACAACTTTTCATATTTGGGTTTACCATCACCATTGTAAAAAGCACTCCAAATTGAAATAGTATCAAATTCTCCTATTGCGTCTATAATGACTACAGTAGCTTCTTGGAATCTGCTAGTCTGAAATCCGGCTGCTACATGACTTAAGTGATGATTATGTGTGTGAAATTTCTTACCCTTAAGTAAAGATTGTGCCCCGGCACTTAAGAAATTTTTTGGATTCAACGAACTGAGACTAGGCTTTTCACCAGCATACAATTGTCGTATGTATTTTAATAATGGGCGTTCGTAATAGTGTACTTCAAAATCACCCTCGATATATTCTAGGGCATTTTCTATGATAGCAGAATTTATATTCTTGTCATGCTTGATTCCGCTATAGCGTTCGTTATGACCGGCAAATACAATATTGCCATTCTTGTCAATTACTGATACTGCCGCATCGTGAAAGCCGGCGCTGATTCCTAGATAATTCATATCAATATATAAATGGATCTTTTTTCTTCAATTCTTTTAAGCGTTTGCGATAACGATACTCACGCATTAAGTACCTAAAAAACTTAGTTATAAACATCTTTGATTACTTTCTGAATATCGATTATTGTTTGCTCTGCTTCTCTCACCGAACCATAATTAGTTTGGTGATAGGGTGTTCTGTCTCTAAAGAACTGATCCATCTCCTTACTACTTAATACTTTAAAAAGTTTTTGATTTAATTCATGAACTTCTGTTGTAGGTACTTCGCTGTTTACATATAATATCACTGTGCTTACTAGATTGCCTGTGACAGGAAACTTTCTGTATAAATTCTCAGATTTACTTCTGTTTCCAACACTGATGTGTGCTATCTCTGTTATCTCTGGCATAGACTCTACAACGGGTTTTATCGACCCACCATCAATATATAAATCTAGTGTGCCCTCTTTTAAGCTAACGATACTGTCGGTAGGTTTTTTATAGAGAACAATTTCATAATCTATTTTCTGACGCTCTAACACATACGTCATTATCTTTGCCGCATTAGAACTTGGGGCGCCCAATAATAACTTTTTACCCTGACTCTTTCTTTCATTGTATAATGATTCTAAACTCTTGTGTTTACTATTAGAAAAGATAAAATGCGTAAAACTCATTACGTTTATTACAGGGCGTAGTGTGTCTGATTTAGGGCTAGTATTAGGATTCAAATGTTGATTAAAACCACCCACTCCATTACCCGCACACAGTATTGCTGGCTGTTCTTTTATAGTTAAAAAGTGCCTATGACCCAGTATTTGATCGGCGCCGGGTACATTTTGAAATACGGTATTAGTCTTGTATGTATTATCGTATGTTTCAAAGATTTTTCTACATATTTGATCCACGACTGACCCGGGAGCGAAGGGAGCAATAACTGTTAAATCTTTAGCCAAAACTGTTAAAGGTAATAACAAAAAGGTTAAGATTATTTTTTTCATAGTTTGTATGTCCTTGTGTTTATGCTTGTGTATCCGTTTTTAACTTGCGAGTTAGTAAAATATTTACCAGTAATCTTGTCTGACAAAAATTTTATCCCGTCTTTATAATGACCTAAAATTAGTTTATCATCGCCTTGATAGAACCAAGTGTTTAGTACTTCCCCCGCAGACATTGGAGGCTTTTTGGTTTGAAATAATGGCTTATGCTTTTCATCATATATGATAGATTGCATCACATGACGAAATATACCCACTTCATCTTTATATGTTTTTTTAAATAACTCTCGTATATTGTGATTCGTTTCACATGCTTCTTTAATTAATTGACATTGTTTTATAACAATCTCTGGCATATCAGGTGTCCAATAAAACCATTCGGTAACATTGTGTTCATATATCTCTTGTAAATTCTTGTCTAATGGTGGAATATGATATGCTGTTTGGTCGCTGAAAAACGCATGATAGCTATTGTCTAATTCATCGTAGTATACTAATGGTTTATCTATTCCCAATATCTGACATACAGTTTTATTAGATTCTGCTAGAGATTGACCCATTATGTCATAATTACCCATAGCACGACTTAATACTCCGACGTTATAGCTTGCGCCGGGTAACATATGTTCCATCCAATTATCTTTGCGAAACAAATTAATTGGTGTTTTGCTCATATCCTGAAAAGTTATTTTTGTCTTAGACAATTTATTTTCTAACTTTTTAAGATATGGAACAGCTTGAAAATCTATTTCAGCCCAATAATTACTGAAATCAGTTTTATTTTCTATTGAATATTTGCGTTGTGGTTCGGGGACTTGAATAACAATTTCGTCTATGTGTATATTGTTATCTATAAAGCTATGTAGGATATTATTACTATCTTGCCCCCCGCTGTAATGGAGCACAAGATAGTCATATCTTTCTCTAAGTTGTTTAGCCCTGTCTCTGTAAAGTTCAAAGATTGTTCGGTCAATTCTATTTGACCAATTGTAACTTCTATAAACTTCATCATTGAATATCCATCTTACAGTAAACCCAGTGTCTGTACTGTACATTAACGCTTCGGTTTTATTGTAAAACTTCTTAAAACCTACTAGATAATAACCGTGTACGTTAGGATCTTGTATTGCCATAATGGATAACTTCTATGTCACTATCACTTGACTTGAAGGATCTCCAAGGATCTACAATAATACTTCCCTTACCAACTTCAAAATAGAAACCCTGTGTTTTGTCAATATCAGCATAATCATATGTTATGTTCGCATTATGCGCTAATAAAATGATTCCAGCGGATCCGGGTGTTAGTTGTTCATTCTCAGTTAATGGGTCAGCAAATATAGGCTTCTTACCTAATTCATGACAATAGTGACCAACTAGTGTACTATAGCTTCCTGTAGTATATGGGACGTTGGGTTTATATGCCTTACCGTGAATAATGATAGGTAACTTACGTTCTCTGCTTAACTTAACTAAGAATTTAGCTAGATTACGTGCTTGTACTTCTCTAGCGTTCATAATGCTATCGAATAAATCGTAGCCCAAATCTAATTTCTTAGCCATATATCGTAGTGCGATATTATCACGTGGATGACATGCGCCACCATCGCCCATACCCGCAATCATATATTTAGGGCCCATGATACGCATACTAGACTTAGCTAATGCGTCAGTCACAACGTCTACATTAATATTGCCTTGCTTAATAGCAACATCTTGAATCATGTTGACTAATCCAATTTTTGCTGATATGAATGTGTTGTAAAACACTTTGATACATTCACATTCATCCCATGTTCCTACAACATATCTTGGATCGTTTTTCATCATGGTTTTATAGAAATCAATCAATAACTTAGCATCACCGGTTTCGGTTCCGTCTTCTGTACCGATCATTACCATTTCAGGATTTACAAAATCCCAGGCTACACTACCCATGGCAATAAGATATGGGTTATAAATAAAGCGGGTATTGGTGAGCAATGGTACAAAATGCTCACGTGTAGTCCCGGGTAAAACTGTGCTGATAAGGACTAATAGTTGATCCTTATTCATATATTTGTTTGCTTGCTGTAGACAATTGATGACAATACTATAATCAAAGTCTACAGGTGGCAAATGTGCTGTAGGCAAACTACCATCATAATCAGGGTGATGTGGGGTGGGTACTGCTACAAAAACAATATCTTTATCTTTTACAACTTCTTCAACGGTATCTACGACTTTACCATTCGGGAAGTCAACTTCTGTAATGTCAAAGCCCTCAACTTCGTGTGTTTCTGCCATAACTTTGGCACATTCCAACCCTAATTTACCTAATCCGATGAATCCTATTTTCATAATGTTTCCTTTACAATATATAGTACTATTTTTACGTTGCCCTATTTTTTATGTCTATGAGTGCTTCTACCAAATCGCTGTTTCTTTTTAATGTTTTTAAATGGTTATAATTGTACTGTAATGTGTACTTCATTTCTTCACGTATGTTTAACCGTTCTTCTACCGACATATTATTAAATCTATTAATTTCTTTTGTAATAATCTCAATACGTTTCATCAAATCTAACGATAAATCGTATGTCTCATCTATCCATTTATCAAACGTTTTAAACCCTAACTTCTTAAGTAATTCTAATGTTCCCGGATTACCTAAAATAATAAACGGTAATCCTACACGCATGGGCTTATATGATTTTTCGCTTAGAAATAATGTTTCCTCATGTGTATGTGTTTCTGTGACAATATATAAAAAGCTCTTTTTACAGAACTCTACAGGTATTTCCATTGTAGGATTAGCTTCGCTTACATTCTCTACATCTAATATATCGTATGTGACAGACTCAATATTGGGGTACAGTTTGCGCCACATTTCGTATCCGTCATATGTGTTAGCCCATGTATTATATCCACAGTCTTTTAAATTTAAATCTATCAGTTTAGACATTAACTTAACTCTATGTTCTCTGGCTACACGATTTAAATTAATATAAATTTTATGGTCTTTTTCTAACGGTTGTATTTTATATTCATTGGTATTGTGTACGTGATGTACCCAATGGTTAGTAAAATAATGTGTATAGTTATTATGTTTTTCCGAGAGTTTATAGTTACCGTCTATAAAATAGACTTTACAAAAGTTAATCTTGTTTTGTAGTTTTCTTACATATCCGTCATTTTCACTGTTACCCTCTAGTGGATCTAATACTACAGGTATTAGTTTCCCATTAATAAAGTCATCGCTGTTTCTTATAATATAATTGGCATACTTCTCTAACTGCAAATCTACGTTCCTAGCTTGTAAGAAACAAGGAAAATACTTAGTACCAATATCTGTATTATTGACTGTAACATAACGGAAGAAATAGAATTTATTAGAATTGTCTGTTTGGTATTCTTCGTACCGCCAATTCATTTTATATAAGTTTTGCTTAGACCAATCATTGTGTTGGAAATCTTCTGTGATTTTAAAGTCTAATAGCATTTAATATTCTCTCAGTATATTCTTTGTGCGACATTACACCAGGATGCATATTATCACGTGCTTTGTCTAGTTTTGAATTGATATTACCTAACTGTGTAGCATAATTCATAAACTCATATTTCATAATATGTGTATTAGCTTCACTATCCCAACAAGTAAAATATAACTTAGTTCCTAATTGTTGACATAACTGTACGAAAGGATACAGTTGCCAAATAGTCTGTAATGTTCGGGTGAAATTATATTTTTCGTCTAAAGTAATGAATATCTGTTTTTCTATTTTAGTTAGATTCTCATGGTCATACTGTGGTATCCAATTCATAAATCCATCTTCAGTAGCTAAGAATCTACGATTGGGTGTACTCATATAAAATAAAACTATTTTAGGTTTGTATTTTAATAATGCCCATGTAGCATTCATTATTTGAATGTCAGGGCCAGTTCCCGGTAATGCCACATTGACACACTCATATCCTAACTCTTTACTAATCATATATGGATATACATATTCTTCTGGCAATCCCTGTCCAAATGTCATACTACATCCGACGGACATTAATATATTATCACTTGTAGGTTCGGTATACCTAAATCCATAACGGTTTACTTTGTACTCAAATTTCAAATCAAAGTCATTATTCAATAGTTCAGCTTTTGTAGATAATAACTTCGTTTGGTTAGGTACATACAAACTATAGGGTATTTTAAATAGTTCGCTACCCGGATTATCAATCAAATAATTACTCATTAAACAACTCACTTAAGAATGGGAATGTTTCTGTGACATTTTCGTTTCTGATACGGTCTAATCTACGTGTAATATCAACAAATTCACCAATATGTTTGGACTTATCTTCACTGTTCATACTGGTAACAATACTACGTAAATGACTGGTGTTCATTCCATACATTGATTCTAGCCTATCAGCATATTTGTTAATCTTATCTGATACTTGTTCTTTCATATGTTTAGGTAAAATATTCGCATTATAGTAATGTGGGAACATCAGATAATTCAAATGAAATACGCTTGTCCAATGATCCTCTACGGGTTCATGCCAATTAATATCAGTATCAGGTTTATTCTGTAATGTCCAGCTAACTGTCATACCTTGTCGCATACATTCCTGGTGGAACTCAGGAAGATAGAATATATTGAATACGCTAATAGTAGGATGTATTCCCCATACGACATTACCGTTCTTAAACAGTCCTTGGTCACGTAATTGCTTAAAGTTATCTACAACTTGCTCCCAATCTCCCCCTCGACGGATATAATTATATCGTGGGCCACAATCATCTAAGCTAGCAATTAACTGAATATTCTTAAAATGTTTCCAATAATCAACTGCGTAATGGTCTTTATATCGTAATTCCCCGAAGTTAGTACTATATCTGATGGTAACATCAGTCTTACCAATATCAATTAATTTCTGTAGTATACGGTAATGTTCATCAGTAATTAATGGCTCGCCACCAGCAAAATGAATATATTCTACTTTGTCAAATAGATGCTCAAAATCTTTTTCAAAGTTATCGACTGTAGCCCATATTTTCTTATATTTCGGGGGCATATCTTCTTTGTTGATATTGAATAGTTTCTGGTGATCTGAGTGCCACTGTGTACTAAACTCAATACCGCATGTCCTACAACTCTGGTTACAGATATTACTGAATCTAAAGTCCCAATGTACTAGGTTTAACTCGTCAACTGTACCATCTTCTTTCGTACTGTTAACTTTATCTAGGTGATTGTTTCCATACGTCATATTCATATGTTGACGTAATGATCCATAACCCTGTTCTTCCTTCTCGTAGCAACGATGGCAGTAATTACTACAATCTTCCCCATTAAGCATTTTAAGGCGCAGTTCACGCATTTGTTCACTATTCCATACTTCATGGATAGTCTGTGTATTCATGTTGCCGATAGTCTCAGTAATAGGACTCATACAGCAAGGATTTACATCCTTATTGGGCATGAAGTGCATGTGCGTCCATGGCGCCATACAAAACTTCTTATTGGTCATTAGTTTTAACATCGACATTTTGCTCATTGAATAAAATCCTATTTAAATTGTGTATGATACGTTTTTTACTGGGTAGTGTTTGAAAATGTTTTTGATTATATTCAGTCACTTCCTTTAATATTTCTCTATAACTAGTTAATGAATCTAAACTAATACCATTAAATTTTTTAATCTGGTTAGTTACCAGTTTCATACGTTTGTGTAGATTCATTTCCTCATCATAACTTTCATCGAATACTTCTCCAAAAGTCATATATCCCAAGTCTCGTAGATATTGTAAACTATTCGGTTCGCTGATAAGAAAGAAGGGCTGTCCATAAAAGATTGATTTATACGTTTTTTCAGTTATAAAAATCGTTTCACCCTTTTTCTCACTTCTATTATCAAATGTGGTTTCTAATACGATTTGTGCGAAACTTGTAGTATAAAACTCGTCAGGAATTTCCCATTGTTTTTGTAAGATATCTCTGGTATCGATTGGATCTAAAATCACTGACTCTTTTAAAAACTCTACATCGTCATTATCAAACGATTGCCATAATGGGATTTTGTGATAATCTTCGTGTTGTTCGCACTCATTCATATAGGTATACAACGCTTCGGTTGTCCAACTATAATGGCTGTTTGACAATATACCATTATCTCTACACCATAAATAAAACATTATTCTCCATGGCTTAGCTTGTCTGATCGGCATCAAAAACTTCTTTGATAGCTCTTTATGTGGTTTAGCTTCGATACTAGAATTAGTGATATATTCGTGATATAGCATTTCAAATAATGGATATGAGATGTATTTTATCCTACACCAATCTTCGTATGTACAGTATTTGTTAGTCCTATTTCTTAGAAACGGATACTCACTTAATTCCTTAGAATATGCGTTAGCATGAGAAAAGAAAAACTGTGCTTTAGGATACAAAAATAGCATGTGATCCATAAAGTCTTTTAGTTCCGCAGGGATATAACATTCCATTGGATAGCTGATACAAATACTAAGATTTTCATTGTCTGGAATTTGACTAGCAATATAGTTACAATCAACTAGATTAAACTGTTCAGAATCAAATATACTAAAAAATAAGTAATTTTTTTCCGTGTAATCTATATTCGCTGTACTTACATATTTGTATTCGTAATTACTGCGTACAAAATCCTCAAGATTTAATGTCTTTTCAACTGTTATTTTATCGCTGGGCTTATAAAAGAATTTACCCATAGTTTTTATTAAACTTCTTGTTTCTATGATATTAATCATATGTAGCCTTTGGATCGTCAATGTTTGTATTGTCAGGATTTAATACCCAACCTTCTTTTTCTGCTAATTCTTTTAGTTGGTCGTCATTATCCCACTGTGTAGAACTGTCTCCATTAACTAAATCTCTACTTGCTACAATAGTATCAGGGATAGTCTCTACCCAACGTGTTAATATTTCTGGGAATACATTTAAACTCTTTCCCCTACGTAAATCGTAGTCTTTATAGAACGTCTTAAAATCACGCCATAATGTAATTTTATTGCTGGTTCTACGATGTGGGGCATCGACTGTTTCTAAGTAGTCAATTAGTCGTTCGATACTAGCCTTTTCAAACTCATGTAATAGTTTGTTATCCTTATTATTTTCATACCATTTTTGTAGTTTATTACGTAAATGGTCCTTAATATGATCGGGTAATGCTAATGGGCTTTGAAAACTAGGGAAACGCAATAGATTAACTGATACAGTGGGTTTTACTTTAAACTCACTTTTCATAGTTAATACTGCATCTAAGAAATGCGTTATAGAAAATAAGCATAGACTATTAATGGTCATCATAATGTGTAGACCTTTAATATTCGCTTCATTTGCTACTCTGGTAATATTCTTCATCCATACTTGATAATCCAATCCATCACGGATATATTCAGCATGTTTTCCTGTAGCTTCACAACTAGTATACAACTCAAAATGTTTAATGTTTTTTGATTTTTCAATTAATTTGTCAATAATTTCGTCTTTGGCAATTAAATTACTGTTAATTGCGAAACGCATATTACTATCTTGCTTTTCAAACCAATCAAATAACTTCCATGTATTACCACTCATTAATGGTTCGCCACCAGTAATACGTAGTTCTTCTAAGCTATCTGCTAAACCATTATCCCACCATTCCCAGAATGCTTTGATATATGGATTATCTTCGTCATTCTTATAGGGTTGTGCCCATGACCCATCTTGCTGAAATGCGGCTGCCCCGTCACTGACTAAGTTCTGATATGGGCCGTTCTTTTTGATATCATTAGCCCATGTTGTACTAAAGCTAGCGTTACAGTAAGAGCAAGCTAGATTACATACACGGTCAAAACTAATCTCAAATGTCTTTAGATTTACATCATGGTCCCAAGGCTTTTTACTAATATCTTTAAGTGCTTCGTCACTATAAATGATTGTCTTAAATACACGGTCACTTACTGTATCTTTGCCGATATCTTCAACTTTCCAACAGTATTCACACTCACGTGGGCGCTCACCCTCAAGCATTAATTTACGCATCAGTTTCTTATGTTTGGTGTTGTGAATTGCGCTAGGACTGATACGTATTTCTTCGATAGGAATACGGTGTGCGGGTGGGTGATGGCAACTAGCAGTAGTACCACTGCCCAACCATGTTGTAGCATTGTACCATTTAGCCCCGCAAAAGCTAGGGCTAATACTATCAATAACTCTGTCACGATATTCGGTCAGAGATTCATTCGGTTTCTTTGGCATTATTATAAAAGTCCTTTAATTCGGGGAACACACTAGCAAAATTCGTACCCCTTCTCTTATCAATTTCCCCAATAAATTTAATAAAATCAGTAGGGTCTTGCTGTTCACTTACAAGATAGTCACAAAATCTTTGTAGTTGATCCCATTCCTCTAGATATAATCTTGCGGGCCCAGACACATTATACTTAATCCATTGTTCGCCAGTGATTAAAATATGGTCACGATATTGTTGACGCAACTCTAATGGCAATACATTTACACTTAGATGTGTAGGCCAACGTAGATAATTGATACTGATAGGAATCCTATTATGTGCTGGAGTCTCGTTGTATTTCTGTCTTAGTGTCATAACATAGTTCAAAAAATCTACCATTGTAGTGACACTCAAGGCATTAATCGTAGTCATAATATTGACGTTAACGTCCGTTTCCGACAATACTTTGTTTATATTATTGACCCATTGCGTATAGTTCAATCCATAACGGCTGTACTCTGCTTGTTTACCAGTACTTTCCAAACTTGTGTAAACGTCTATTCGTTTTACATAGTGTTTTAAATTATTGATAGTATCAATAAACTTATCAATCAATTTGTTATCTACACATAGATTTGTGTTGATTGCTAATTCTAATTCGTGGTTTGGATTATCTTCGATATACTCAAACAATTTCCATACATCTTTACTGAGTAATGGTTCGCCACCTGTAACCCTAAACACACGTAAGTTTTTATATATACTCGGTAAGTATTTCCAGAAAGCATCAACGTATGGATTGTCATCACTGTGCTTATATGGGAATCTACCGACTTCTTTTAGCCAATTTAAATCATGGTTACTTGTGCTAGTAGGATAAGGACCAAAACGCTCAATCTCTTCCATCCACTTGCTACTGACTTCAGGACTACAATATGTACATTTGAAATTACATACATTACTAAAACTGACTTCTAAGTAACTAGGATTGATATCGCTAGCAGGGTCAGTCTTTCTAACTTCGTGTATTCTATCCCATGCCCAGTAATCGCTTGTCTTATAATGACGGTCGCTGAAATAATCTTTGTTTAGATCCTCAATCTTCCAGCAGTAATCACATTCGCTAGGGCGTTCACCATTGAGCATCTTTAGTCGTTGCTCTTTCTTAAACTTGCTATTGTGTAGTGCTGCAGGATTCTCACGTATTTCTTCTAATGGAATCTTGTGTGGGCTAGGATGGTGACAACTATGATTGTAACCATTCTGTAGATAAAGTGTAGTCTGTAGCCATTTAGCACTACAAAAGCTGGGGCTGATATTATTGATTATGATTCTTTTTTGCTTAAGAATCTCAATGCGTTCTTCGTTAGTCATCACCAGCCCTCTATCTTTCTGATAATGTCAATTTCTCTTACTAACGGTCCCAAATTATGTTTGTCACTATTATAATGACGCTTAAAGAACTTACTTTGTTCAGCACTTAATGTACACATTGGCAATCCAAGTTTGTCTTGAAGTGCTTCCCCAAAGAAGTGAGCCGAGAAGTGTGGCTCTCTATCTTTATATTCGTCCCATAACTCAACAAAGTTATCAAACCATTGTACTTTTTTAGCGTCCCAACCACCTAGCATTGTCATGTATGTGCCTAATCTAGCACCATAGATAGCCCAGATTCCGTTCTCTACGTCACACCCTACATTGTGCCATATGGTTAAGTTATTCATGTTACGTGTAGCAACACTACGCTTGAAGTCATTAATGTCAGGAACTTTGCCCCCAACTAAACACATCTTAACTCCTTCCCGAAAACCCGCACGCCACGCTTGAAATGGAGTATAGTTAGGATAAGTAGTAGAGTAGCAATCATACATTGACCAATATAAACTGTTTTGATAGTCAAGGCAAAAGTCTACAGTATGTGTGTCGTTACCGTCACTTGCCTCATGCGTTTTCATATTCATTACATAATCTTTTGTCCAGCAACTCATACCACCGTTACCATAACGTAACCCATTGATATGATTAATTGCTCTCCAGCGATATTGTGCTTTCTTGTATGATTCATCCTTATCAGTAAAGTCTAATGTCAAATCAAAAAACTTCATGTCGGGCATGTTGTCCCCGTCAATAAGAATGAATCGTTCTGTATCACTTGCTTCTGCGGCTGCTTTGTGTGCCGCATCACTGCCTTTAACTCCATCGACCCTACGTGCCCATGGAATCATGTTTTTAATCTTAACCCAGAATTCTTCTTTCTGTGGTTCATCGTAACTTAGGTATATACAGTCTAAGTCAGCGATTTCAACGATATCTGTATTCATACGTTTTTGTATTCCATTCTAGTGTTTCGCCAGTATAATTGTCGGCTATAATCATTATGTCCTCTTTAGCACATTTTTGCCCTTCGCCTGGTATAAATTTTGTTATGAAGGCTGCGTCAGAAAATTTCACTATCTCTCCATTGATTACTCTAACATCATATCTGCTAGCCGCATACGTAAGCGCATCTATAACTAGATATTCATGTGGCATACTTACACTGGCTTCACTAGTATAGCATACTACTGTCCCATTGTCATCATAATAAAGTCTGAATTCTACCATAATGTTCTTTCAGAATCTTTCCAAAGTGTTTAACGTGATAATGTACTGGGTATTGTTGCGGGAAAGTTTGTATTTTTATTGGATCGGTTAGTTCATAAACCAATTCGTTAGTCCAATCTTCAATAGTCGTATTGTTAATATATTGTTTCATGTGTACCATACTGAATTGGTCTAACGGTAGTGTTGTGTTTTCTACACCCAAAATATGACAGACAATGCTGTAAACCCAATCTGTAGTAGGTTCTTCGTTTTGGTTACATTTAAGTATATACTTGTAGTGCTCCCAATTTTCAAAAACCTCACGAACTAATGAGAAGAAGTTCCTAGAGAACTCTGACTTATTAAAATACGTGATAGCGTTATACACATCAGGCAAATCATTGTCATCTATAAACTTTCTATAAAATCTACTTTCGCTAACTTTTCCCTTGTAGTCTCTGATTTTTGAACAGACACATACATCTTTGACTGACAATACTTCAAACAAATACTGAATGTCAGTATTAACAAACATGTCTGCTTCTAGTTTTATCGTCCTATCGTATGGGCTGGCATCATATACTTGCCAGTCATTTATAAGTTTCCAATTACTATAAGGAGCCTGATCTCCATATGGAAGTTCTACTACATGGTCAAATGCTTGACACATACTAACATCGTTGCTGATTAATGTAATATCACATTTTGGCATCACATGTTTCATGCTCAAAGCTAGTGCTTCGGCGCATTCAATATAATTTGTGTCTTTTGTATTTTGTGCTAAGATTACAAATCCGTCGTTCATACTAAACTCATAAATGTATTCTTGTCTAGGATATGAAAGTCAGTATCCTTTATTTGGATGTATGTAGATTTGTTATTATCATCCATAATTGTATATTCCGTACAGAACTCGTCTGTAGTATTCTTAAATGCTTTTCTATTTTTTGCCAAGTGTAACAGATTCCAAGGCATATAACTTCTTGTATCTTCCGACTGGCCATTAATTATTCTGTGAGCAAATGATAGAGCATAGTCATTTCTATACATTCCAGTTGGTATGTTAAAAAGATTAATGTAATGACTATAATTTTTCTGTACCATCTCCATACATTCAAATAACTGTTTTGCCCTAGATGATTTGTTAAACAACATTACAGTTGCCCATAATGTATTGTAGCTTGTTAAACTTATAGACTCTTGAATGGGTTCGTCTAGTAGATAATTTACTTTGTTTGGGAACATGATATCATCATAGATATCAAACAACGTTAGTAATTGATTACCGTTAACAAGATAGTCAGTATCTATTAGTAGAGTCTCATCGTAGGGAGAAAGGTCATATGCTTTATATCTTCCTTTATTAATCCATAGATTCTTTGACTTAGTGTTAGACTTATCCGGAACTTCAATTATTGTTTTATCAAACTTATAATCATAGTTAGATGTATCTACTGTATCGTCCGTAATTACAGATACAGGAATATCTAAAAAGTGATTGATCCTTTTAGCCGTCAATACAGCCATTTTATAATAATCAGTTGACGGACTATTAAAGGCAAATAATAGGGCGCCCTTCATCTTTTATTCTTTAATTCTTCAAACTCAGTATGCCAATCATTCATAACAGTTCTATAGATACTATATGCCTTTGACCAAAGTTGTGTTCTGTTGACTTTAACTGGATTATCATACATGTCTAAAAGTACAACTTCATCGTCAGTAAAAAATTGTAGTGTGGAAAAAAGTTTTGGATCGGCACACCAAAGACCACTTTGGTCTGCGAAGACCAACTTGGCTTGATATTTGTCTTTTAGATATTTTTTGGAACTATTGTGATTGAAGCGTGATTTGGCTTCTTTTAGAAGTTTCTCTGTATCCATGTAACTATTTAAATGAATACAGAGATTCCAGAATTTTTAACTGCCAGTTACTGACCCAGTTATTGTAACAGTACCCCAAGAATTCTGTAAGAAACCTGTACTAGGGTAAACGGCTGAGCATGTGGTTTTTGTTCCGACAGACGCACGTAATGTAGTTCCACCATCAGGTACTTCGTCCCATAATGTAGTGATAGTTATAGTAGAACCTGCATCTCCGTTAACACCTTGTGTTCCATTACTTCTGACATTTACGGAAATAAACGAACCAGTATAGCCAGCTGGTGATCCTGAAGCTAATTGCTTAAATACCTCTTGATTTGTCGTAGTCAATCCATAATAACCTACGTTGGGTGAAGTTGTAGCAGATCCAGAGCCACCGATTTTAGTGACACCATTGAAACTTATACCAGCAATAGTTACTGTGCCCGATGTAGGAGCACTTAACACTACAGTTCCGCATGCGGTTGCTAGTGAACTAAACAGAGCGTTCACACCTGTGCCTGTAGGATGTTCAAATTGTAATCTTATTTGACCTCCGGCGTTAAAGAAGTATCTTGCTTGATCGGCAGATTGGAAGGTAATGATATGGGTAAAAGTTAAAGCACTGCTCCATATTGTATTATTTGTTATTGCTGATACAACTGGTGTAGCGCCTTGAGCCGCAGCATTATTTCTGCTTGTGAAAATAGAAGTTAAGTTAGTTGATAAAGCACTTAGATAATCAATTCTAGTACCAGACACGGGCGCAGTTAACGCCGTAATTGCTGTACCTTGATGACTTGCGGCTGATGACGTTCTATTAATTAAGTTAGCCCAATCAGTTGCTTGTACAGTAGCGAATTGAGCTACTTGCGGTACGGCAGCTTGACCGTAACCAGACCGTCCACTACCAATACCCCAAACTGTGTTTAATGTGTTGGCAGTAGAAATACCCACAACCGCATTACCTACAAACGTATTGTAGTCGCTGGCGTCAATTCTGTCATACTGTTGATAGGTCATAATAGTATCCTTACTTAGCGATTACAACTGCTTCTATAATGCCTTCGCCATCAGAATCTTTATGTTCTAGCGCACGACCAATTACATTGAATGGGGTCAATTCTTCTTTTAATCCAGCACGTGCTTTGCCGCCGCCGGCGCTTACTAGTCTTTGACCTTTCTTTACTTGTCCAACTACTAAAACTTTTACACGACCTGCTAAAGCAACTGGTGGGTGAGTTACGTCATCGCCTGCGCCGCTGTTCATTAGATAAGCAGCAGTTTTGCTAATTACTCCAAATACTTCATCACTTAATTCTTCTTTAACCGCAGTGATTTCTTTTTCTCCGCCAATCTCTACTACTGTACCAACAGGATACTCAGCATCAGCTTCGTAACGTTCTGCCAAGTCAGCGTATGTAGCTTGAATTCTTGCTCCGCTAGCCAATGTCCAAACGTTAGCAATAGTTCCGCCGCCACCAATATAGTTTGTGATTAGATTGCCTGGATACAAGTTGCCACTAAAACCACCATTGCCAGCAGTAGTGCTCATAAATGACTGTACATTAGCGTTAGAATAAGCACCTACGATAGAGTTAGCTAAACTGTTACCGTTAGCCCAGTAATAATTATTAGACTTGAAACCAACGTTAGCATAGATATTTCCACCTGTAACGATTAGGGCATTTCCTGAAACGGCACCGTTCACGGTCCAAGCACCAGTCATTGTACCAGCATTACCTACTGCTCCTGTAGTAATAAGGGTTGTACGGGTAGTTGTTAAATTAGCAGAAGCGATACTAGCATTTCCAGCTGTCACAGTATTGGCTGCTGTCAATGTCTGACATGTAATATCCATAAAGTCGCCAGCGTTTGTGACGCTAATATTATTACCTGTAATATTTCCAGTTACTTGTAGATTACCTAGAACAGCATTTCCTGCGCTAGTTACACTAGATAAGGTAATCCAGTTACTAGCATTAGCTTCACCGTCTGTTGGGCAAATACTCAATGTTTGAGTATTTGTATTATACCACAATTGTCCCCTGATAGGGTTAGAAGGGATGCTATCATTTGCGAAATTCTCTAGCATTCTAACCATGTTAGTATCTAGAGTTTGTCCGTAACCTGCGTAATTTCGTCCGGGTAATCCTAGACTTGTGCTAGTTGTATTGATCGTGCCGTCTTGTATTGTTGTCAAAACATTGCCGTCACTTCTGATGATTGTATATGCCATTTAGTGCTCCGCTATTCTATTATTTATCTTAAATTGTAACCAGATTTGTCAAACTCTGTATTCTTACGGTATAGTCGATTTGAATTTGACGGTTTAAACTCTTTTGAACTGGGTGAAAAATTACATGCGTAATTAATTTAGTCAATTCTTGACCGGAATTGTCAGTACCGTTGTAGGATAAAAGTCCCAACTCATCAAAAACATATGCGCTTTCAGTTTGGGTGCTGTTGTCAAATGCCGCTTGTCCGGGCGGTTCGCCATAATCTAATAGACATTGAACAATGATGTCCGTGTATACTTTTCCCGCTGTATGGGAGACAGTCATCTTATTTCTAGTAGGATTAGTGTTGATTATATTAGTGTCGTCTACAACTTTTGCGTAGGTTTCATTATATAAAGCCGCATTTTGTCCAGTTGTGTTTGGTGGAAGATAGGTAATAATACCAGTCTCATCTACACTAGAACCGCCATTTCCAAAAGCCATCTTATAGATTGTACCCAATCCTCTATTTGTCAATGTTTGGGCAATGGCGACACTTATATTTTCATAGTGAATGGCGTTCTTTTTGTCCACAAATACTTCACCATTATTGGGATCATATACTTTTAAAAATCCTTCTATTTGGACTGGAATCATTATTTGTGCCATTAGTTGTCGCCTCGCATTTGTACTAATATTTCTTGATTATTTGGGTCAAAAATCTTTAGAGCAGAGCTAAAATAAAACCCAGTTTGTTCATCAGGTTTAGTTTCGACTTCTTTTTCCTCTACTTTTTCCGTATTTTCGTTCATGATTTATTTATCTTTCGTTAGTGTAGTTACTTTGTAAAAATACAGCTACGGGTGTTTGACTGATTTGTAGTGGATCACCCTTTACTGGATTATAAACATTACTGTTCCAAACGGAGTCATATTCTGCTGAAGTAAGTCTGCGTGTAGGGATTATTCCATAACCCATTTCATTAGCGTAATGTATTTGTGCCACTCTAGTACCCTGAACTCCCCTTGTTAATCCGGAAATAGTATTATTTTGGGTATCAATATTATCAAAACGTATACGTTCTCCTAATATCTCTACTATATTTCCAATCGTTAAAGTCACAATCAAAGTATCACCGGCTGATGCGCCGGAACTGAATATTAGAGCCGGATTACCATTTACTAACTTCAAACCAAAATAACTTTGCGGTAACTGAGTTAATGTGGTTTTGTTATATACTTGGACCTCTTTAACTTCATTAATGTCGCACTGTACGAATCCATAAATCACAGAGCTTATGTTTACTGTTGTAATTTGCTGTTCGATTGAATCTACTAAGTTAGAAACGTCTTTGAAGTACATTACCGTATCATTGATGCCGAAGTTCTGTGTTAGCCAAGACCCATCTTCAGGATTCGTTCTGTACACAGAACCATCACTATACTTATTGACGTTCAAATTATATGATATTGGATTCGGGCTTTCGCCGGTAACCATACTGGTAATCATAATATCATCGGTACTAGTTATTTCAGATAGTATAGACAACTTATTAGTTTGGTCAGTGTTCATTGAGGCGCTAGACACAGTTTGTCCGATATTTACTTCGTATGTTCCGATGCCACCTGTACCGGTGATATAAGAAGTTATTATAGTACCTGGTGTGATAGACCCACCAAAAATTTCTTGCCCCAAAGTTAAACTACCTTTAGATACACTAGTTACAGTTAATACACCATATGTGTCTGTAGGATAGTTGGGCGCAAAAGCGATGCTTCCGGTAAATTCGCAATCAGAATTATAAATCATTTGTTCAGGATTAATTCTGTATCCGGCGACAGTAACCCATGTTCTAGCACCATCAGTGTAGGACATTATAGGAGCACCGGGAGCTACTGTTGGTAATGGTACACTGATTGTATTACTATCTAGCCACGCATATCCAGTACCGGCATAAGGACTTACGTTTGTTCCAATCAATGGATTTGTAGTGGCTGAATCCGTATATAAATCAACATAATAATTTGGATCACCTAATATAGTTACAGGATTAACGTAGAATGTTTTATTATTCAATTCTACTGATCCTGCTATTCCGTCAATTCTTATTAAATCACCCAAAGAGAAATTAGGATCTGTTGTAAAAGTCAATCGTACTGGATTATTAGATGTGTTTACAAATTTTATTTCAGTTACTTGTAAACCAGTCACTTCGTCAGTTACTAGATATTGTCTAGTTGTATCATTATACGTAGTGATAGACACTATATCATCTGGTGAGACAGTTATAGATGTTAAGTCCAGAGTATCAGACATTAAATTAAACGTATATTCTCCACTTAACAATCTTATTCCATTTACTTCTACAATAGCGTTAGTTATATTATCACCCGTTGTTGTAACAAAATTGTAATCTAACGGTATAGAAGTTTCACCTATACTTGATGGTACATATATCTGAGTTTCAGGAATGCTGTATTCATAAGGTATTAATGTGTCACGTAATATACTAAAAACAATATAATCTACATCCGTATCATACGTATTGTTAATAAACAATAAACGCAAATAGTTATCATTTGTGAAGGTAACTACATAATCAACAGTATTTGTTAATTTTATTCCGTTAACATAAACTAAAGGTTGAGCATTGTAGGGACGATATAGCTGGTTGAATGTGAATTGTGACCATCCAGTATCTGGGTCTATCTCTATAGGAACGTACTTAGAATTCCCTCTTACTACTTCTACGCCGTTGCCTACTTCGTATAATTCTACCATTAGTACTTCATTAGCACCTAATGCTGAAGATATAGTGATAGTCTGGCCTACCCAATCTATAACATAACTTATAGGATTATTAAGAGTTGTAGTATTTTCAAAAATTCTATAAGAATAATTTGTTGTCCTATTTAAAACAAATACTGACAATCTAGCAGGATTTACTACGTAATTAGCAAAGCTGACTGTTAAGTTAGCATCGGGTACCAATTCAAGTGCTTTCATATTGAAGCCGGTGTGCTTGTACCACACTGTTTGAGAGGAGTCTGTATCCCAGTATGCTCCAGGAGCCGTATTTACGTACATAGATAATGTATCCGTAACAACTCCTGCGACTAATTCTTCTGGTCCATAACCAAATAAGAAATCATTACCCTTAACAGCATATGTAGGTTCGTTTACATTAATGTTTGCTAAGTCAGTCCAGTTAACACCATTAGTGCTACGTAATATGGTATCGTTATCTCCAGCAATATAGAAATATGAACCATCAAAGTGTACTGTATTCAAATTATCAGTTGTCACATATTGACTAGTCTGAGGATAAGCATACCAAGTAATTCCGTCTGACGACACTAATATTAAACCGGGATCAGTTTCACCTGTGCCTATCTTATTTCCTACTGCTACAAATACAGAATTACCAAACGCTACACTATTGATATTTACGGTTGTTGATATATCAGCAAATACACCGGATAACCAGTTATTTGTATTTGTGCTATAGAATATAGTACCTGAATTTCCAACAATGACAGCACGTGTAGAACTTGAAGCAACACCATTTAACTGATTGGTTCCTAACGGAGGTTGTAAAACCCAGTTAGTGTTACCATCAACTGATGTAACAATTTTTCCTACATTAGCAACAGTAGGTAGTGCGGTACCAGCACCAGATGTTACTACCCCGCCGCCACCTACAGCAATATATCCAACGTATCCTAAAATATTAACATAACTAATATCTTGTAAATTGTTATCTAATCTAGAACCAAATGTGTACACCGGATCAAATTTAACTCCGTTCTCACTACGTAGTAATTTATCTCCCACTACATAGAACACACCATTAACTATTCTAGTACCGTACATTGGTAAATTAGGAGCTTCGACCATAGTCGTGTCATATCCACCTTCGCCGAACTCTAGCGTATCAAACGGAGTATATGTTCCTAATGTTATCCATCGTATTCCATCGTAACTTACTAATACTGGGTTTTTAATATTTGTAGTAGACATTACGTATCTGTCATTTTCATATGACATATCGGTAATTCCTAATGGATACTCACTAATTTTATAGTTGTCCCATGTACCGCTTTGATTTCTAACTAAGACCAATGAGCTAGTAGGAGAATCACACGCGGCTATTAAAGTACTACCATTATTAATTACAGCCTTTACATTTACATCAATTGGATAGAATGGTTCGTCACGTAATACAAAGTCTAACGGAATTTCTTCATCTGGAGCAAAAGCATTACCGTAGTAAACATTATTAGGATACGTGATTCCTTGTACCAACTGTTGCGGGTCTTTACCTGGCATAGTGATTGCCGGGGTATAGTAACCTTCAATTCTGTCTAATGCGTTGAGGGCATTATCTGAACTTTGTAATGGATACCATTTTGTAGGATCAAATTCACTATCATTGTTGGCTTGTATACATTGCCACACAATACCAGCATATGTTACAATCGAACTTAAATTATATCCATAACTGTAATTATTGATTATAGGTTCGGGTAGATAGCAATAATCGGAAATTGAATTACCGTATGGAGGGAATGGACTAGTTCCACCGTCCCATAAGAATCCGGCGGCACTTACTGGAACCTGTAATTTTGAATCTTGGTACACTGCTAATTCAGTATCGCTTATTGCCTTAACATAGTATTGTGCTTGTTGGGCAGATGCTACACCATTTACAAATGCGCTATATATTGCTCCCAAGTTTGAAAACTGTACAGTAATTATACAATCATTCACAATATCCTGACTTCCTGGACCAAAATTAGATCCAGGTATGACAATCTTATCCCCATCAGAATATATAGAACCTGGATCTAAAATTTGTATATAATACTGGTTAGTCACATTTGCTGGATTAAATTTAGGGGTAGAAATCCAAATCTTTGCGCCACCCGCTAATGTATCATCATATTCATATGTATTAGCTGGTACACCAGGAGTGCCGTCATATGTTTGTACTCTAAAGAAGTACATATAACTGCCACTTACTTGGCCTGGTAAAATTCCACTATAATTATAGTTTACAGTTACGACTGCTTGACCGTCTACACTAGCGAAACCTGTAATTGGCATCACAGCACCCTGTAGACTAGCTAAACTAGGATCAACTGGTAAACCAGCGAATGTTATTGTTTGTATGGTTCCGGCAAAGTTTACAGTACCCACTGTTATGACACAGTTATTTGTAGGTGCTGTACCGTTTAGTTGAGTTCCTAATATAGTTATTACGTCGCCTGGACTATAACCTGTTCCGCCGTTTTCTATTTCTACATCATATTCATTCGCTAACGATAAGTTATATACGGTGAATGACGCACTAACTCCACCAGCTGGGCTTACCGTACCTGACATTCCTGTATAAGGCAAACCATAACTTAGTTTTGTAGGATTACTTGCGTCATTTCCTATACTTATATAAGGACTTGAATAGTAAGTATTTGGTGTCCACTCAGTTACTCTACTGTTGTAGCTAGTTCTGTCAAATTTTAGAACTGGTTTTAACGTTCTAGTTTTAGTATTACCTTGAGTTACAATCGCTCTTGGTCTAATGCTAATCTCATGAACATATCCTGAGCTAATTAAACTAGGATTTACAAAAGGAACTTTGTTATTGTTTCTAATTGCGTCATCATAAGAAGTATGGAAGGACATGGTAACAGCATTTCCCGGTGTTGCCATAAGCATAAAGGTACTTACAACTATACCAGTAACATTTACGTAATAATAACCATCCGGAATAATTGTAATTCCATTGGAAGTAATTCCTTCACTATAAACTATATCTCCGGTTGTATAATCTGTACTGGATAGTATAATTGTATACGTGTTGAAGTTTATTTTATCTAAAGGAGTTGATATTACGAAACTTGGTTCAAACACAATTTCAGGTGCGACTACATAACCACTTCCGGGAGTTAATACACTTACACCAATTACTTTGTCACCGCCCATGACTGCTTGAACGACTGCTTCTTCTCTTGGTGCGGGGTATACAGATGTGTCTATTCTTACTGTTACTTCCGGTGGCTCTTGATAGCCTCTACCCTCATAAAGAACAACTACTTCAGGTAAATCAATAAAGATTGTTGTTCCAGCAAAGTGACCCGCTGGTGTAGTATTATTAACACCTCTGGATACACCTACTAGTTTGTTGTTGACTCTATCTACGCCGGTGTAACCAATAAGCTCACTATCTATTTTTATAATACCGTTAAACGGCATTCCATACACGCTTTCGACATAAATTTCATTATCCAACGTTCCGATATATCTCATTAAAGTCGAAATGTCAGTATTAGGTTGGCTGGTTAAAGTTATGCCGTAATTATTAAACCAAGATGTATACTCTTGTGTTTGCCATATTTCATCTGTACTTGTATACTGATATGGAGAACTTGTTACATCTCCGTATGTCAATTCAGGTGAAACAAATTTACCCAATGTATCATTGTATTGCGCTGGTAAATCAAAGTCTGTTAAATCACCATCAAATACATCAGTTCTAGAATACTGTAGATAGAAATCTTTTAATACCACATGATATGGTTTTACTTCATTGATATAACCTTCTAATAGACTTTGATTGTCACGCTGGAATTTTTCGTTAGCGGTTAATTCACGAACTGTATAGTTTACATCTACAAAGCTAGTTTTTGTTAGCCATGGCATGTAGTCTTGGCTTTCGATATTTTCACTTTGAATATATTCAAATAGTAAAATTAAACTCTTATTCCTATACTGGAACAAATCATTGATGTAGATTTGTTCATTAAGAGCACGTACAATATATCTTGTTTCTATACTAGGATAAAAATCAAAATCTTCACTGTCAAAGAAATTATCTCCCCAACCAATCTTATTGCTTTGGTAATCCCAGAGTGTATCTAATAGTTGTATAGTACCATTTTGAACACCGATTCTTTCCCATGTTCCGGCTTTATATACATAAACTTCCCTGTTTCCTTGACTGTTGCTGACAACACCTACGATTTGTCCTTCTTTTGGTGTCAAAGTTAATAAGTCGCTATACATAGGAACATCGAAGGCAGCTCTTGTTGCGTCACTATAACCTTCTGCCCACCAGTATACATTTTCCCAGTATTGAGTGGTATTGAAGTTTTCTCCCTGAGCATACAAGAATGTGATATTTCCAAATTCATTTATTGGATACAATTTCAAAATTGTATTAGCATATTCAAAATAGTTTCTTAACGCTTCTAAACGATTTACAAAGAAACCTTGTCTAGGTCTAATGTTAACACCTTGTTGTAACAACTTAGGTAGATATGGATCTGGAACAATAGCACCAATCTCGTCTGTACCCGAACAACTATCAAGAAGTCTATCGTATAACGCTACTGGTGTGTTATATCCTTTATCTCTATCTGGGAAACCAGTTAAGAAATCGTCTGGATAATCACTTCTAATCAACTGAAATTCTACGTGACTTGCTGTTGAATCTCCATTAACACCAAAACCTAGATGAAGATTAGTAGAAACATCGTTAATGTACTCTTGGCTATTATACAGACCATATGTGTTTGGTCTAAGTGCTGCCATAAAGCTGATACCTGAATTCTTAGGATCAGTAATATATTGAGAAATTATCGTATCACTTAATGTTTTTCCATAGTGAGAGAAAACTAAATTTGTGTTTCGTACCCAGTAATAGTATTTTGCTATTAGATTATTATTACTATCTGTAAACAGTACTGTGCTGTATTTTCCTATGTCGTATACTGTACCGGGTCCTACGTAGAACGCTGGTACTACGTCAGATTCTATCCAAGAGTATACCGATACATCGCTTCCTGGGAACACACGACCCCACCATTTGCTATTGTATACTACATCATTTTGATGATAGTTTATAAATCGAGTAGTAGAGGTATCGAACCATAATTTACCTATATGGTCTTTAGTCCAAACTTCTTTGCCTGTATTTAAGTTAGGACCATTATATCCTGCAGGATCAGAAATGCTAATATAGTCCAAGTTTTCTTGTACTACTCCCAACAACTTTCCTTGTAAAGGATCTATATAATCTAATGAGGCTAAGTTTTGATTATTAGTATTATTATATAACTGAACTTTTCTAATCTTAGTTACGTCTGATATCGGAGCACTCTCACGGTATACATGCCAATTATTGATGCCGGTTGTATTTTCATATATTACAACTCTGCCGCCGGCTGCGTTAATATTAAACTTAGGAACACCAATAATAACTTTATCATTAGTGAAATCTAACGCAGCACCATACATAGGCTGAGGACCCACAAATGTTAATTTGTCATTACATGATTGTGCGTATACGTATTTTCCAATATTATTAAAACTTTCAAGATACGAAGGTATGTAGTTGTACATGTACACACTACCTGCGTTAGATGTTTTATCTTCAAAGAATGTTAGATTGTTGTCGAACACCGTATCGTTTCTAGTATTTGTGTCAGAAATTAAATCGAATGTAGTTGCCAAATATCTAATACTAGCAGGAGCACTTACAACAAAACTATTTTCATTGTTAAACTTCACATTATAACCAAACTGAGTTATTGTTTGTTGGTGTAAGTCATAAATTGTTTGTGACTTAACATAGTCGATGAAGCCCATCATAAACAAATAATTACCATTGAACACACTTATATTCAACTTATTGTTTACTTGTCCTAATTCTGGGTATATTAAAAATATTTGAAGTCTGTTATCTTCAGTTGCGTATGCCCTAATGTTATCTAAATTAGTTTGATTGATGGCGTTGGCAATGTTAGCAGCATTACCTAATGGTACTACCATTAATGTATCAGATGGAGCAAATGTATTTGCGAATGGGAAAGGTACAGCAAATGTGATAACACCAGTCGTTGTATTTCTACTGCTATAGAAAATTGAACGTTCGGGTTGGAATGGGGATGTTGTGTCTTGGAACGTTATAACTCCATTAGCTGGCATTTTGGCAGCATCTGATGGGTTAATTGTAACAGTAGTACTGCCGGTAGTTACTGTAGACAATATGTTTATTGTGTTGAATAAATTGACGACAAAACCGTTTAATAGGATGTATGTTGCTTCAGTTAAGTTGCAACCAATAACACCCGTAAGTCTACCAAATCGTTTTCCTGTGTTTGTGAAACGTAATACAGAACCTTCATTGACATTGTTGTTACTTACATCAAATGGTACGCCAACTATCAGTTCACTACCATACTTGTTACAATCCAAACTGTATCCAAAATTTTCTCCTTGTCTTAAATCAGAGATATTATCCTGACTCTTTATCATTTGCGATAATACAAAGAAGCTACTTGCTATTGTTACGATATCTCCAGCAAAAATAGGACCACTAATTTGAACTTTATTTGCTACTACTACATATCTGTCGCTAGGTAATAATTGCTGATTGATATAAACTCTTGCTTTAAATCCAGGAGAGAATGGTAAAGTCAATACCGCACTTTGATTATTCAATACGTCATATTGAATTTCTACATTTTGCGTAAGCCTATCGTAAATATAGGCTACACCAGTATTAGTCAAGTTTACATTTTCATCATAGTATGGGGCACCAATAAACATTTTGCTACCGTCATAATTTGTAGCAATACTTGTACCGTAACCATCACCAAATACTTTAACAGGTGGTTCGATGGTGTTAGTATATGTGAAATAGCTATTTACGGTATAAACTTTTGCTCCGGAAGGAATTGTATACTGGATATCTTCTAAACAATAGAATGTTGTTTTATCGTTTATAGAATCATATGTTTCTGTAACTACCGTGTATTGTACGTTTTGACTAAACGCCGTTAAGTAAATACTTGTTCCAGCTGGTATTTCATATGAAGGATATATTGGCGGTACTAAATAGGCTGTTTCCTTAGTAAAGAAAATTGTTATTGGACTTTCTATAGTTCCAATAGTTGTCAATGCCCCAGAAGCACTATTAGTATTAGCTACTATAATTAATCCAGCAGCACATAATAGAACAGTGTAGGTACCATTATATGCGGTTGGTACCATACCGGAAACAGTTATCGTATCACCAGCTATGTAAGGAGGTGTAGGGTAAGTTACTGTACTATAGGAAAATCCTACAAAGGATGTATTCCAACCCACACTTGTCGGAGATATTTCTCTGTCGTCAAAAGACTCTAATCCAATTGTATATAATCTATCACTATCGGCGCCTGTATTTGAAAAACTAACCTTGTCACCGTATGTTAATACAGCACGTTGGTCGCCGTAGACTACAAAGAAATCATTACCATCTTCAAATGGATATTGTAGTACCATTCCTGTACTACTGTATGAAGTTAGAAATGAAACACTTTGTCCTTGATTTATTACAGAGTTATATTCGTATACGCTTTGCGATGCATTTACTAAAGTTTGTATTGGGTAGGATGGGTCTATGTTAACAGTAGTTCTACCTGTTCCAGCATTATATGTTCTTGAAGAAACTTTATAAGTTAATCCGTTAACTTGGAAAGAAATCATCATTCCAGGTTGTATCACTGTTGTTTGATTACCTAAAACTTGGAATGACGTTGCTCCAATAGAAATACTAGAAAACAATGTTACTCCAGATAGAACTTGATATTGAGTTAGATGCTGACCATTAACTGTAAAAGTATTATTTCCTACAGTAGTGGCGTTACTCAATGTCATACCAGCACTAATGTATGTAGGGACACTATCTAGTTGCCATGTTATTACACTCTCATCACCTATAGCTGAGGTATACAAATAAGCACCATCATCAGAAATAGCCATGCTATCTCCTAACCTTCCACCTGAAACAGTAATTACTTGTTCTAGCGTCAAGCTGTTAATGTTTGTAGATGTAGGTATCTTATATATGTATAACTGGCTAATGATAGAGCCAGGTTGTGATATTACAACAAACTCATTGCTATGGATTATTGCCTTACCAAATTCAGTATTAGGGACAGTGAATGTGTCACGTAAATAGAATGTTCCGCTAGGACTTACACCATAATGGTAAACTGTACCATTGTTACTATCTCCTACAAAGTAACCTAAGTTTTCAATATATGCTACACTGTTACCAAAATTGCTAGTAGTTTCAAATTTTTGTAACGGTAGATAATTGTAATTATTTGTCTTTTCGTATACGGTCCAATTACCTTCTGAGTTATAGTCTACCCATACTTTATTTGTAGTGTAGTCTGAGTTTAGTAACGGTAATCCGTCAATATCTCTAGCACTTACGACACGTTGACTCTGTAACAAGAAAGTTATGCCCAAGCTAACTATTTCTGTAGTCGTAGTTGGAAGTGTTAGCGCAACAATTATATTAGTTATATCTAAAACTCTGTCTACTAAGTAGTATCCATTGACTAAAGGATCAAAATTAATTATACCAATTACTTGTTCTTCAAAGTATCCATGAGGTTTATCAAACGTTAGTGTGACTGTATTGTTATAATTATTTTGTACATTTATTAGCAATGCGCCTGTACTATACGGCGTGTATACTTGCCATTCATTCTTCTTATCGGCTACCCAAATATAATCATTTTTATAGATTGTATTGATAGCACCATCTACTAAATCATTAATAGAGTATCCTATCTCTATCATATCATCGATGTTAGCGTATCCGGCGCTTGGTAATTTTTCTTGATATCCCGATTCCACCGTAGGCAAAATATTTTCGTTTTCTATCGGTCTAGCATAGTTTCTGATATTATAAAGAGGTATTTCTTGTTGTGCTCCATCAACAGATTCATCTTTGATTACGCTAACAATGCTTGGATTACCTGTTAACTTAGTCTCATTCAATGTAACTTCGATGAAGTTTTGATTGTTCAATCCACCAAACTCAGTAGTCTTAATAGCCCAATTTTCGTGAACATCATAGTTTAAGGTATTTTCTTGTAATACAACACCTTGTAGTCTGGTTACACTCTCTACAGTTCCCTTACTTCCTATCATATTTTTGTACACGTTTACTTGTGTAGCATCATCCAAATTAGCGTCTGCTAAATATTGTCTTGGTCTATAACCAATCAATGAGAATGATAGTAAGTCTGCGTCTGATTCTAAGTTTGCCTTGTTAGGATCATAGAAGTAAACTGCCTCAGCGGCTCTAGTACTTGGATTTGGTAATAATCCTTTTTGAATCATTTCGTAATCTGTTTTCATCCAATCATTATAATTGAACTTCACAGAAGGTAGTATGACTGTCTTATCTGCGATATAGTAGTCATTCTTAAATTTGACAATGGTTCCTTTGTTATATTTTACATTTTCCTTCCATTCCTCAATGTTATCTTGATTGAGTATGAAGCCGGCGGCGTTTACTTGACCGTTCCATTCAGCGGTCTTAGAGCCCTTAACGTAAATTCTTTGTTGACGCAATCCTGTTGTCAAATTATAGATTACGTCATTGAATACAGTAATATTATCAAACAAAACAACATGTTCAAAGGTACTTAAATTTCCTCTGAAGAAACTTATAGTATCACCTTGATTTAATGTCTTAACATTGAATTCCGTATCGTTTCTATAAACAGATAGGTCACTCAATCCAATTGGTATCAAGTTCTGATTAAGAATGAAATTCTCTTGGAAGAATGTTAATGGTTGAACAATAGAATTTTCTTTATTAATAGAAATTATTCTAGCGCATGGGTTAACGTTAATAGTGCTACCTACATCCCATCCAGTCTGTATCCAATATGCCAATTCAGCAATCATTTGTTCCCAAGTTAGTTGTAGTCCGTTTTCTACATCGTCAAACTTGAATCCTTGACTTTCTAAGTACAGACCATAACCTCTAATGAAGGCTGCTAGATTATTTACGTTGGTGAACTCTACACCATATGGTGTAACTATAGTTTGGTCGTAATATTGTTTCGGTATTTGTATGGTCAATCCATTTACAATCACCGTATCGAACAGACCATTCATCATAGGTATCTTACTTGTGAAGTATGCTCTGTTCTGACTATTTCCGAAAACTTTATATCCTCTGTCAGTACGTTGAATAATCAATGAAGAATATATTAGCGTATCTGTAGGTTGGTTATCATATAACAAGATGCTGTAACTGTCATCAGGAATTAGCAGACTAGTATTTTTACTATCGGGTGTTCCCTTTTCAACATAAAAATTCAATAGGTCTTTATCACTAAATCCGGCTAACCTATAACCTAATCTAACATCTAAGTTAGTAATCAGATTACTAATTTCTGTGCCACCATCCATTCCAAATTGATATAGATAATCAACTAACCAGTTTGTGTAACTATGAACACTGGTGCCATTACCATAGATAGTCATATTGGTTAGCGGATTTCTAAAGCGATTATTATATAGGTACTGGTTGAACTCAGTATTATACTTATAATTGTCAACATCTATGCCTAAGGCAAAGAATCTAGCTGGCTTAGTTAATGCCATTATTCGCATTAGGTCGAATGGAAAACTACTACTTCTATGGTAGCTAAATTCTGCGGCTCCCATGTCGCCCACGATCCAGTCATTCTTGAATGCTTCAATATTATATGAGCCTATTACATTAGAGAAGGGATCTAATAAATTGCCATTGCTATCAACAGGAATGATATCCATCAATCCATCACGAATCCTCTGTTCATTTACATAAGGATTGCCATCATTCCATACATATCCATTAGCAATATCTTGCCACATATATGTATTATCTTTGGTATACGGAGTTGTACCGTATCTAGTATCCCACCAACTTGGTTTGCTAGTTAAGCCAAGCATTTCCCATGGTCTGGTATCTGGATTAGTAGTGTCATAAAGCCATAAGTATATACCATGCCAATTACCTTGTTTAACGTATTGATTATTAAAGTTAAACTTAGATTGTCTGTAGTTGTATGTGTATGGATTTGATGGATCATAGTACTGATCGGTATAATTAATACGATTAGTTCCGATCCAGTTTAAAAATTGAATTGTATATATTTGTCTGTATTGTTCAAATGTGACGCCCACATCTCTAAACTGACCGGGTACTACTTCATCGTAGTTAATAGGAATAGCAGAACTTATTTTTAGATTGTTATAAATTCTCTTTTCAAATTCAAATAATACATTATCTCTATAGTCACTTAATATACCGTTATCATATGTACCATAAAGTTTAGTATAAGATCCATCATGACCCTTGATAAACCAGGTTGGAGTTACATATGTATTGTCATATACAATTTCTGGCATATACGCAGGATACAAGCCTAATTTAGTAGGTGTGTTTGGTACAAAACTTCCGTAAGTTTGATTGTATTCTTTAATGGTGATTACATCATTGTTTACTAAATCAGTTGTTATTGTTAGCGAAGGATCTGTTTCGCTTACAGTGTAATCTACACCTTTAATTAACTGAGATACAACCATTTGTCCGTTGATTTTTCTAGTTAGATAAACTAAAACACCGTAGTAATTAGCAGAATTAAAATCATAAACTCTGCTTAAGTTGTAGACGCTAGTTGATACATTGCTTTTAAACACATAGGTATTGGTAATATATGCGTTCTTACTAGGAAGCATATCAGACCAAAAGAATGGATTAGAATCGATTTTAGTTTGTGTTATCTTATCTAAAGAATCATCTAAAAGATTTGATGGATTCTCATAAGATTGAAATTCACCTCTAGTTAGTGTGTCAATTAATTTGGCCTTGAACTTGATATATTCATTACCGTTAAATGCTAAAGCATCAAAGAAGTTATTATAGTTATTACGCAAAAATGCGCCGGCGTTCACCACCGGAGCACTATTTTGAATAATCTTAGTACCGTAAGGTATGATATTACCTAAGTCTCTGTAATTATTAGATCCAAAAGCAATACCAGAAAAATCAGGAGCATTGTTAACGATGCTCTTATAATGACCACGTATATCACCTAAATTGATAGAACTAATCTCACTGTTAAAAGGATTGTGATCTAGATTAGTAGGTACCTGATAGTAACCGGTGGTTGTAGTTTGGTCACTGTATAATAAAATATCTACTGGTGTGCCTAAAGGTATTGTTCTGTTTAGCGTGATAGTTGTAGAGTTATCCGTTGTAGCGATAGAATAATCTGAGCTGGACAACCTAGCATTATCAACATACACCACTATTACAGGCCAATTAGTAGTGGTAGAATCTTTTATTTTTACATCGCAAATAAAGGTTGGTACAGCCGGAACACCATTGTATTTGAAATTAAACACTTGAAATTGGAAGCTGTCATCAGCGGCAGTTTGCCAACCTATTTCTCTATTATAATCTATTCTATTCGTGTAATTATACACATACCCAATGTTGATATTTTCAGTCAATGATTTATTTTGTTGTACATAATTGAAGGTTTGACTATTCAATGTCACATCGAAAACAATATCACCTAAGTTATTCAAAGAACTATAACTAATTGGGAATCCTAATATTGGATCATCTGCGCCAGACCCTGGCTTATATTCAAATAATGTAGACCCGGCAAAATTACTACTAGGATAAAAATCCATGTCACTTAAACTTACCCCATTGCTATCAAATACATCGAATAAAGGTGGTTGATTGACTCTTTCTTTTTGTTGAGTTAGTTGCCAATTGAGTCCATCAAAGTAGTAAGTTTTTCCTATATAGTTTTCACCTAAAACTATAACACACTGCTCATCATATAATACATCTGATCCTAATTGTGTCAATGTTATAACAGGATCTTGACCTTGAACAACTGTAGAAAAATGAACCTTATATATTTTGTTTCTTATTAAAGGATCTTGGTCTCCAGCAAATACTACAGTTGATCCATCAAACAATGATGACGAAGGACCATCTGGTGTGAATGATGTTTGTCCGGCTACTTGAGTAAGAGCGTCGGTTACGGTAAAATTAATAAAGTCTACTGATCCGCGAGTAATAGTACCAGACTGGAATAACTTTAAGTTTGGATAAAATTCTATGATTGGTCTTTTAGCTCTACTTTCTGGATTACCCAATGCTTGTAATGATATAGGAGCAGATATAGTATTAGCTATAGCAGTATTTAAAACATCAATGTGGAACCAGCGATTACTACGACTCCATGAGTTTTTATTCAATGAATTTCTAGCTATTGTGATATAGTCTTGGTCGCTAGGATATGTTGTAGTTTCTTCAAAGCTATATGTATCGTAGGGCTGAAAGTCGTATGGATTAACCAATGGTTGACCATAACCCTCCGGCACTCCTAATTCAGATACAGGTATGAGGGCAATACTAGTACCAACACCCTCTACATAATATTGACCTTCGGAGTATTCGACAGGAAATACATTTGGTCCAAACGTAATTTTTAATCCGTTTGTAAATTTAATATTATTAGGGCTTGTGTAAGTCTTTTGACCCAAAATATCATTGACGTTTATAAGGTCACTACCCGGATCATCAATAATTTTGATGATACCAGCAATGTTAGGATTATTGTCATCAATATAAAATAATGTGTCAAGTCTAGCAGTCAAAATAGGGACTAGCAAGATTTCCGCAAAACTGTTTTTAACAAATTGACGACCTATGTACTCAGTACCATACCTGACAGTAATTAGTTTATTATCGGGCAACATTCCTTCTTCGGACAAAGATATAACATTATCACCAGAATCTGTTGGTAAAAAATTAATCTTGTAATAGTGTTTATTAATTTCAGAAGGTACACTGTTTTCAAATAAACCTTGATCCACTGTGGCAGTCATGGCTCCACTGGCAGTAGTTAGTGTTACTGCTGGGCCACCTGGTTCAAGAGCTATTGTAAATTCTGTTGAGCTTACTATAGACTCGACAAAGTATAAATCACCGTCATTTAAAATTCCCAAAGAAGGACCATTAAACAACACTGCTTCATTAATACTTAACGCACTTGTACTATCACAAGTAACGATATTAGTCCCGCTTGTAGTGTCGGTAATTGTTAAAGTTACAGTTGATGTTAGTGAATTAGTGTCGTAGGTACCATCATAAAACTTGCTTATTTGCCCAATAGTACCCGGTGGCTGTCCATAGAATATCAATGTTTTATTTTCTAAATCAAAAACATCATCAATACTATCAACTTCGCTTGCTAATTTTCCATTAATATCTTCCCACGATAAAGTAGTAGCTATATCAACATCTAGCCCTAATGGTAGATTCCATTCATCCTGTGAGTTTGCGAGTGGAACATTAAATGTTACGGTTCCATTGTTTGTGCCGTTATTAACTACACCAAATACTTCTCTAGTATCGATATTATTTCGTACTTCACTTACACCATTGATATTAGTATTAGTTTGTATCCAAAAGTTTCCTAATTGGTTAACGCTGAATGTATATGTGCCACCTCTAATAAATGTTAGAGTAGGATTTTGTACTGAAAGCTGAACATTGTTTGTTGTTAATAAGTATCCTGTAGATTTTTCTTCAACTATATAGTCTAATGACCTAAACAATTCTGTAGTAGTTATTAAAACAGGATCAGGGCCAAACGGTAACCAATAGTACTGACTGTAGTTTATCAATTTATCTAAATCTACAAAACTATCCCATGAATAGAATTGATTTTCAAAAAGACTAGTGTTATTATTAGTAACACCGCCTTGTAACTTTAAACTATCTAGTATACCAGGATATGTTAAAAGGTCAATTGCTTTGTCAGTATCTTTCTTTTTAAAAACTACCGTAGGTTCTAGTTGATAATCTGTTCTTACCTTAGATGGCTCAACCAAATACTTGTCATTAGAATTTATACCATAACCAAATTTAGCACCTATATATCCTTGAATTCTTCTCAGATCAGGCTGTTGTACTAGCTGGTCTAATGTAGCAGCCAAAAATTGTGAGTTTGGTTTTGTCTTAAAGATTTCAGGTAAGAAATCGATTGTTCTAACTTTTGTTACCATTACTATTACCTATTAATTGATGGATTTAATTCGCTCGGTGTCAATGCTGTTATAACAGATATGTCAGTAGCTTGTGCGGCATTCACAAATATTTCGTATGGTGCTGATTTGATTTCGTATAAATCACCAAACGATAAATTAGGATCATTGGGGACTAATACAACTGAATTAATCAAATCACCAATTACACTATGAAGATAGGCGCTTAGTTCACTAAAATAAAAAGTATCACCAAAGTCCCAATTGTCTATACTAAAATAGTTGTTCATTTCCGAAAGTATCGCAGTTTTTATTTCACTATCACTTGCTGTAGTAGTGGGAGATTTAATTACTTTGATTGTTGCTTGTAATGCTGGAGCAGCTTTATGACCAAACAAAGGTTTAAATCTTACACTATTTAATATAACACTATCACTCAACATTTTGTAGGCATTAACATTATTATATTGAGTTGTCAATTCGTTGATTGAAGGACGCATTGGTTCTTGTACAGTATCTGTAGTATCTTTTAACCAATTATTATACTGTGTATAGTATCCTTGCGTAACAACGTATAAGTCTATTATATTTGTAGTGGCAGGGTCAACTCTGGTTGTTTCTCCTGAAACGTGTTTATATTGGAAATACAAACCCTGTCTACCTGTCTTCACTGTATAATTTGTAAGTAATTCTAAATTTATAATGTTTGCCGATGTTGAATCATTCACCGATCTATAAAATTTACTTTCTAAAACAGCATAAAACACTTGTCCAACTGGGTATTCATATTTAACGACTGCTATATCTGCTTGCGTTCCATAACCATAAACAACTGTATTTGTAGGTACCATTTCATATCTAGAAAGTAAATTAGCATCTACGACTCTGCGGAAAAATACAAATTTATTTGTGTTTCTAGTTCCGGGCAAGTATCCAGTAACGTCAATAAAAAAGTCTGGATTTTTATATGATCCAGGCGTTTCAAAATCACCATAGCTTACTTCTACACTGAAGTCGTCTACGTATCCATCGCTCTCTACAGCTTGACCAACAACATACAATTTTATATCATTAGGATAAGGAAAATTATAATTGGCTTGGCTGTTAGATTTTAAAATGTTTATATGGTCTTGGAGCAACTTTCCACTTAGTGGATCATATATAACTTTGTCTCTGTCAAAAGCAAATCTAACTTCATTGACGCTACCAAAGTAATATGCTACGCTTCTCCAAGCAACTAAATAACGACCAAATCCAATGCTTTGGAATCGTATGAAATATTCTGTGTCGTTGTATGTACTAGTGCTCCATCTTTCTTGATTGGCTAGTAAACTATTATCATAAACTAGACTGAAGTTTTGTGACAATCTCATCTTAGTGACACATTCTTGTATCAGTGTGTTTCCTAAAGTATTACTTAAACTAGGTATTACTACTGCTAATATAGCACCATCTGGTATGCTATTGGTTAGTGTTACTGGACCTAAACCATTGTTTAAGTTTCCTTCACCATTGTTATAACCGTCTCCTACAACAACTGAACAACTAGTCCAAATCGCAGTAGTGTCGCTAGGAGTAGGCAATCCTTCAATTATTCTATTCTCTTTATCGAAATATGTACCAGGTGGAGCAACAAATCCTAATAAAGCACCTTCAGTTATGTATCTAACATTACCTGATGTAAACACCCCTACAGGAATAGGATTGCTGTTTTGATAGAAATATCCGGTTGCTTGTCCGGTTGACACACTAGTTTGATTCCAATATATTGGAGTGCCATCAAAAGTATATCTAGGATATGCTTGTGTATAATATTGATGTGCCCTATCACCTCCTAAAATACTAGGAATATATTCTGTTAAAAAGTTAACAATATCATTTGTGGTGCTAGCACTAAAGGTTGTAAAGCCGTCATTTATATCCTCATACAAACCACCATCATCGGCAAAGTCGTTTGTAGAACTATATTTTGCGCTTGGGTCCAATAAATCAAAATTTCTAGCAACACCTACGCTACTACGATTAATAGCCTTTGACTTGATTATAGAACTGTACAATGTAAATGGGAAGTTATTATAATCTTCACCGTTAACCATACGATTTTGTGTATAGTATCGTTGTGGGGCACGTTCTTTGATATTAGCTAGACTTTCTCTGGCTTGGGCAGTAGTTATGGGTAACTGTAAGTCCATTGTTAGTGTAAGTGTTTCTGTTCTACCATTTCTACTTACGTAGCTAATATTAACTGTCAAACTTTGGAATTCACTAGGATCTATAACATAAGTTAAACCATTGCTTGAACGTACATAAGCTGTAAATGAGCCTACTGGCACTTCGCTGAAAACACCATCACCGAATACATAAGTTACTTGGTCATTAGTTCTGCTCGAAACACTAAAAACTTTTTTGTTGCTAGTCAATCTTTGTAAACTGCTATTAGCATAAACGCTTTCTACTTGTTTCCATTCTACAAAACTATTAGTGTTAGAATTGATAGCATACAACCATGTATCTGTGTTATTGATTCCTTGGATATTAATGTCAACTGTCTGATTACTAATTTGCTCTGGGATAGTGAAGTTATAGCTTCTCAAAGAACCTTGCTTGAAGTACATGAAAAATCCTGTATTAGGACTTCCATATCCCAACTTGTCATTTCTATAGACAATATTGAAACGAGAACTGTTTCCGGGAGGAATTTCGTATACGTCATCACTATCTACGCTAGTAACACTGACTCCCTCAAAGTTCATAGTGGAGCCATCAACTACAGCGTTGAATGGTACTACTGGGGATGTTCCAGTTGGTAAAACAATACTATACTCATCAGTTTTTACGCCTAGAATTGTTTTTGAATTTCCGGGCTTGCCAATCATTTGTGTGTCAAGTAATGCGGCATTTAAAACGGAATTGAATTGCTCTTGCCAATTTGGGTTAGCAGGATCATTCCATAAAATAGTTAAACCACTTAGGTTTAGATTATTAATATCACGCACTTGTTCTGTAGTAGAGATTGCTGTGATTTTGATATAACCTTTACCGGATATATTTCTTTTTGGGGTATAACCTACAAGATTAGCTAGTTTGATTACTGAATCTCGTCTTTCGGCTGTATCAATAAAATTTTCTCGGGTATTCAAGTCACTACGGAAAGCTAATGCTTGACCCATAAATGCGATTATGTCTAATAAAGCAACATATTCACTGGATTCTACATAATCATTGAATGTCTCGGGATAGTAGGTACGTAGATAATCTACGAATGTTTTTCGTATAGTTTCGTAATCATAGCTTTGAAAATCTGCTTGACTATAGTTTTTATAGATAGATTTCCAATCATTGATTCCAAAGATTGCTGATTGTCGGGAACTTGTGGCCATACTATTTTCTCTTTATAGTATTTATCTTAGAGAAAATAACGGTTTTTTGTTAGATACCGTAGGCCCTACTAGCGTTTTGGTCAAACAATATTGATAATTGTTCTACATTATTAAAGGGTGAGATGGCGAATTCTAATTCGATAAGTATTCCATTCTCTTGCGGATAGCTAATTACAGAATTTAAAATGAGTCTAGGGTCTAAACTAGCAATTCTTCTAATTTCTGTTTCTATTTGTATTTGAACATCTAGTGTGTTTGGTTCAAATACAAAAGACCAAAGACTAGTTCCGTAGCTAGGTTGACCAGTCTTTTGTCCTTGAGGTATATTCAAAGCGTTTATGAAGTCTTGAATTACCAAATCTCTATCAACTGTTCTATATTTCTTTGTCGTTTTTACGGGATTTACTAGTGATCCGGCACCACCGTCAGCACCCGAATTTATTTGGGGAGTTCTAACAGAATCTACGTGTTGGGTGCTAAACCCTATAAATGTTGCCATAAAAATTACCTTTAATATATTTATGCTGTTTGTCCGCCCTGAGCGATAGTAGCTAGTTTTTGTCTTAATGTTTCAATTTTTTGTAGACATTCTTTATATGCTTGTTCAGCACTGTCAACTTCTGATTGCGTTGCTTTTCCTTCTTTCTGAGCCGCTTTAACATCAAAATATGTTTTACGCAATTCCCATTGTTTATCGTCAACTAATTTATCTAACTCAGCTTTCACTGTGTCATATTCTTTAACTTGATCCGCAGACAGTGGTTGACTAGGAATTTTTAAATTACCTAAGTTTAAATTAGGTATTTTAGGGTTACCTAATAAGTCTTTAGACTTGTTAAGTACAGAACTAAAATCAAACGTATTTAATGCAGTAGTCGGAGCCTTGACTTCGATTGATCCTGGGCTACCCAATGAACTAATTGCTCCTTTTAATTCGGCGGCGGCTGCTGGTGGCAGTCCAGTACTTGCTAAGGATAAAAGATTTTTGTCCTTCAGACTATTAGTAATACCCGTTAGTTGCGAACCTAGTCCGTTTACTAAACCGTTAGTAGACCCCATTACTCCTTTAATGGCTGCTGTTATATTTGAAATGCCAGGAACATTTAATCCTGCTCCAGCCTTGTCAACAATTCCTGTAACAGCTCCTGTACCTCCTGGTATACCGGGTATATTTGGAACACCTGGTACGTTTCCAGATTTGAGTTGATCTGTTAATCCTCTAGTTGAATTAGCTATACTAGATCCCGCTGACTCTAATGCTCCTCTTAAACTTCCCCCTTGTTGAAGACCAAATGCTGAAGTTAGTTTATCATTCAATGACTGATTTCTAGCTGTTTGTGCTGCTAACTCTTCAGGTGTTTGTTCCGATGTTTCTTTGTTCGTGTTCTCGGCATTTGTTGTTGCTGATGACGCTTCGGCTTCTGCTTTAGCGACTGTAAGATTTTGTGGTATCTTACCTTTTAGTGCTTTGAAAGAACTTGTTATCTTTGAGAACGCCCCGGCAGCCATACCTTTTAAATTATCAGTGACATCTACGCCACCCAATGTTCCTAACGCCTTGTCAGCGAGTGCCGATGCAGAGTTTCCGCTAGCAATAGCTTTGTCAACAGAACCAATTATTGGATTTGTTGCTTTTCCTAAGGCGGCACCTGCGGCTTCTAGTGAATTTTTTAATGCTCCATTTTTTCCTAATCCCATAGCATTGGTCAATGTAGAGTTCAAGTCCATAGTAGCAGCTCCTATAGGATTACCAATAGCATTTTTAGCAAAATCTATTGTAGCTCCTAAACCGGCTTGGGCACTACTTAACACCAAACCACCAATTTGTGTTGGACTCTCATTGCCGGTAATTAAACCCGTAGCCTTCAAACCTTGTTCTGATGATTTTAATAAGTTTATACCAACACCAACTTGAGCAGTGGCAGTTTTGGCCAGTGTGGTTACTGACGTTATACCATCTTTACCTGTAAACAAGTTAGTAGGTATAGCATCTGTTAAAGATTTACCCTGTGATACGAGCTTATTGATGACCGCATCTGCTCCGGGCTTAATAATTCCAGATTGTACTAATTGTGTAGGGTTAAAGCCAGGTGTTCCAATAACTGCTATCTTTTCACCTGCTATTTCCGCTACCCCGGCACCTTGTGCTACGATTGCGGCTGCTGGGCCAGTGGCTGCGTTTACTGCCATTTGAGAAACTAATGTCACGGCTGCCTGAGCATTTATAGTATTTGATACTGCTGTTCCTGATGGTACTGTGGCTGCTAGACTAGGGGTTGTAGGATTAATTTTAGCCGGCAATGTGGAATCATTAACTTGTTTTACTCCACTAGAAGGAGCTGCAGGTAAATTAGATTCAGAACTTAAATCTGTTTTTACATCGACACCTTGACATGCGCCGGCCCATGGACTATGAGCAGGTGCCCTAGATACTATACTAGCTAATTTACCGGGAGCAGGTGCGTATCCTTTACCCTCATCTCTTAGTGTATCAGTGTGTGCTGTGACGGGCAACTGCTTAACGTCTTTGGGTACCAAAGAACTCTCGCCGGTATTTAAGTGTACATTAGGACCACCTTTAAGATAGTTAGTGCCACCGCTTTTAATCATACTATCTCCGTTACTTTGTAACGTCATTCTACTATTAACTTTTAATGTATGATCTCCTTTTGTCAATTGTTCAAAAGTTGTTCCTACAAATTGTGTAGTTGATTTCAAACTTTCAAGTTTGACATTTTCGGCTGAGATATTTAAATCCTTTTTGGCATTGATGTTTATGTTATTGTCAGCATGAAGATTTAAATCTCCCTGCGTTCTGATATTGACAGAGTTCGTAGAGTACATATCGATTGTACCCTCTTTACCCAATTCAATATAACTAGACCCATTAGCGTGTATTATGAATAAAGTACCGGCATAGTCGTTCATCATAATCATGTGGCCGCCGGCTGTACGCAATCTCATTAATTGGTCACGCCCTTGTACATCACCGTCATCCATTACTAGTGTGTGGCCACCAATTCTACCCACTACTTTGAAATTATTGGCAGGTATACTATTGTCTTTTAAGGCATCAGCTATAGTTTCACTAGTATAGCCACCTTCATATATAGGTCTACCCGGAGTACTAAAACCAAACACATTACTGGGACTTTCACGTGCGCTACTACTTGATATTGTTCCCCTGTCTGGATCACGTAATAGACCTTGGTTGTTTAGTATAGCCGCTTGAAAACTGTGTACTGGTCTAGCTAATTTTTGCGGGGTGGAACTATTGTCTTGCTTATTGTTAGCGTCATTAAATTCTGTTACCGGTAATCGTGTTGCACCGCCATAACTTTGTGCTTCTGTATCATTCGGAATAATCTCAGTACTAGACCCTATAGCAGGAATCATGTGAGTTAATCCTTCTAAGGGAATTCCTCCTATGTAATATCCAAAGTTTGGATCTCCGTTAATGAATATACAAACTACTTGTGTTCCGATATCCGGAGGTGTCGCCCAAAAGCCATAGCTATTTCTATTACCTACATAATCACCATATGAGTCTGGACTTCCTGTATTAGGAGTATATCCCATAAAAGGACTCAAATAACTAACAGTAGTCCAGTGGTCGGGGTTGTCGGCATCAGTACTATTCATTCTATCTAGCCATACTTGAATTTTTCCTGTGCGTAGTGGATCGATATTGTTTTTTACAACACCTATGATAGGGTGTGAATATAGTGTTGCGCCGCCCCTATCATCTTTATAAGCAGACATTGTACCTGTCTGTTTGACTATGTCCTCTGCCATTTCAATTCCTTTTATTCTCTTGCTGTTTCTTCTGGGGTTTTAGCTGGTGCTGGCGCACTACTACCAGAGTTATCATCTTCTGCAGACTGTTGGTTAGTAGGCGTCACGTTAGGTGCCGCTTGTATAGACTGTCTTGCTAATAAATCATCTCTTGCGTTTTGTCCAGGCTGAATACCAGAAGTTTGTCTTGCCAATAAATCATCTCTTGCGTTTTGTCCTGGTTGAATGCCACTAGTTGCGTTTTCTCTAACTTGCTGACTCTTGGTAGTTTGAACGTCAGGGAAGCTAGGTAATATAGAACGTAGTTCCTGAGTGAATGTCCCTTTGTTAAACCTACTAGTTACTTTAGTAACCATATATACCATTCTACCTTTAGTAACTGCTTCTATCGCGGGTGGATATTCCCAAAATTTAATATTGCCATTAGGTGTTAGTAACCCGTCATCATTAAACTTTAATGACCCATCGGGACCAACACTCGTACCATAATCTTCAACTTGTTTGAAATCGACTTCGATAAAGACTTGGCCAGTGTTAGGATTTATCGCATAATCTTGACCTTGTATTGCTTCCGTAGCTGTTTGGATAGATCCTGATACCGCGGGCATTATAAAATCTGGATCTCCTAAAATTTTAATTTGTGCTTTTATCTGGTCTCCGGGACTATACAAAAATGTCTTTACGTTATTCAATAATTCAAAACTACCAGCACTCTTACCAGTTGGATTGGCGTTTTGAGCCGGCATTGTTTGGTTAGGGGCAACATCGTTATTATTTCCATTGGCTGCTTCACTCGTTAAAGAAGCCGCATTAAAATATAATAGGTTGTATTGTTGTTCGTAACTTAAAATTTCTTGATTATCACCTGTATAGTAATAGTTATAAATTTTACTCGGTCCTGTATAAGAAGTTGATGTTCCACCGGTCGCTATACTTCGTACATATGGTATACTATATTTTTGAACTATATATGTGATTTCATATGCGTAATCATTTCTTAAATTATCATAACCTAATATTTTGATTTGTGGCACTACGTTATACCATTGTAATGGTACTGGTTGACCGTTAACAGTATATTCATCTTCGTTTTCTTTTGTTGGCTCTACCTCTTCACCATCTAATATTTTCATTGACCTTTTTAAATAGGTGCTTTGAGAAATGATTTGATCTATAGCCGACATTACAGATTGACCCGGTGGTATCTCAATAACTCTTTTATCTTTAGGTACAGTTTGAGTTTGTTGCGCTGTTCTGACATTGACCTCTGCTGTATTTTTAACTTGTGCTACTGGTGCTCTGCTTTTAACATAAAAATCTTTATCTACGATAAGAGAACCACCTATGATTGGATCTACAATTTCTACCTTGTAAACATCAGCGATTTGTTGTTTTCTTTCTTTTTCTGGTTTGTTAGTTAACTCTTGCTGTTGTTTGTTTAATTGGGCACAAAGTCCATATAAACTGTTTTGTGATAAGGCATTTTCTACAGTGTCTGCTTTGATATTAATTAACGAATTGACAATTCCTCGTTTAGTACCTAATCCTATCTGTTCATTTATCGGTTTAGCTTGACAATCATAGACTGTATTTTTGTTATCTAGTTTGAATCCCATTTTTGTTATAATTATAGGGAATGCTCTTTCAAACGTAGCACTAGCATCAGTTTTGCTATACTTTGTGTCAGGATTATTTACTTTTGAAATTACATTGCCGGCATTGTCATAACCATAAAATCTAATCACAAGTAATAGAGGTGCGTTTAAAGCCTGAACTTGTTGCTTCATTTTAGCTTTAATGTTTGTTTTTTGTTGTAGTTCTACTTGTGCTTGTACCAATCTAGAGGGAAATGTCATTCCATATGGTTCAATAATTTGAAATTTAAAATCTACGCTGTTAGTAGCTATGCCTGTTTCTTTTCCGTTTATTAATGTGGCTATTTCTAAATTGTCGATATAAAAATCGTAGTTAAAATATTTGTTTCTGTTACTATCTACTCCCGAAGTAACACCACTACTTTGTAAAATTAACTCTAAACTACTTGTTACCCATTTACCTTGAGCATAAAAATCGTTAAAGGCTTCTGGTGTTATGAGATATAAACTTATTCTATATGCTACACTGCTAAACTCACTTAGTGGATTATATAAACGTCTGGATACTAATTGACCAGACCTTCCAGTAGCGGTAGAACTGCCATTAGAACTTCCAGTAGAGTTTCCGTTAGCCGAAGGAGTACCGTTATTTGATAAAGAGTCATTAGATGAGGCAGCGGGAGGTGTTTCACCTTGTCCTTCTGCTACTGTTACAGTTCCGGTCTTAGGCTTAAGTTCGTCTGCTTGTCCCCTATCATCTGAATTTTTATTATCTGCGCTGTCTGAAGCAGTGTCTGATGGTTTTGGTTGTACTTGGGATTTAAGTGTTTGCGCCTGTTCAGTGATAACATTTATCAAATTGTCAAAAAACGCTCTTTCTTTATCGTATTGAGTGTTTAATTTTATCTGACTTATTACTACATCAGGACTACCTTGGTATAATAAACGACCAGTTCCACCATTAACAGAAATCGTTACTGCGCCAGTAACCGTATCAATTTCTGCCGTAGAAATCCATGGATTATATCCTGGATTGGGTATTTCTCTAGAATTTCCAATCGATGCCATTTAGAATCCTAATGCTTTTTTCAAAACAGGTAGTTGTGGCAAATAAATTTTTGTTCCCGTAACAAAATCAAACAATGGATCTTTCAATTTGTTTGGGTTTCTTTGAGCGAATACCCACCATAATCTACTGTCATTATATAAATCAAATGCTAATAAGTCTGGTCTAAGATTATAAGTTCCTGTAATTTCAAACTCTAAGTCTAACGGATTCATAGGGATAGGCCTATTCTCCATAATATCTAAAAATTGATTGTTATAAACTTGTGTCAAATAATAAGGGCTTGTTTGAGGATATGCCATTACCAGAATCCTTTCTTCAATAGATCACCTTTTGCGTAATTCTCCAACGAGAATAATGTTGCTGTTTCTCTTCGGGTTACTACTGGTAGGGCTGTTATTGTTATACTTAATTTCGTAGGTACATATGTAGCCTGACTGTTACTTAGTCCACTAAAATTCGGAGGCCCGCTAATTGCGCCTTGTGGTATTCTACCCAATCTAGTATTTTTTAAGAATCCTAATATACCACCTTGATTGGTATTATTTGCCGGCGTTCTATATGCCGCTACATTCTGTCCTGCCCACTGCGTAGTACTACCAGCTCTAATATAGTCTACATCGTTTGGAAGATTATATTGAAAATTAGATATTAATAACGGGTGGTCACTGAACTGGTACTGACCATAGCCAAACAAATAACATAATGGAGGAGGGGTGCCGGCGGCTGGATTTTTGTCTTGTCCATAAAACATTTTAGTAACACTTTTGAAGAAATGTATGACTGCTAATAGATAATTTGCTTCAGTAGTATCTTGAGCGGTAAATTCTGCTGTGATACTAATATCGTCTACAGAACTATTCTTGTAAAAGTAATACTTATAATTGCTATGCGTAATATCTGATGGATCGTAATTAGCTCTATAATTTACATTTATAGTAGGAGTGTAGGGAAAAATTACTCCGCTTGTACCTTTCAAAGGATATAATACATCACCTTCTTTAGCCGCATTATATAAGTATGTTGCGCTAGGAGCTAAACTAAGTCTAACTCTCCAATCTTCTTGTTGCCTAATATTCCTCTGTACTGAATTGACTCCACCTGTTCTGGCTGCGTCTACTGACGAAGCAGTATTATTAGACTCTGGTGGTCTGCTCAATCTCGCTGTTTCTGCGGCACTTTGGTTCTCATCTGTTTGTAGTCCGAAGGTTGTTCCACCAAAATCTTCGTTTGTTACTGGTGGGGCGTTTTCATAGTCTATTTGTGCCTGTAGCCTAGATTCTTCCTCAAATGCTGCAACTCTTTCGTTTTCTAGATCAATATCCTCTGGTGTTCTGTTGGCCTGAGCAATAGCATTTAGTTGCTGTTGTCTGTCTACTTCTTCATCTAGTCCAGCAAATTCGTCAAATGGTTGCTTAGGTTCTTGATTTTCTACAGTTGGTGCGGCTGCGAGCGGGGCCAAGGACTCCCCGACTGGTCGTTGTAGACTTATCGGGGCGGCAACCTGCTCCCCTTCTGCTAATGAGCTGTCCGTAGTTGGTGATATTCTAGTGTTATCCGCGGATATTGCCGGTGGGGGTTGTTGGCTTGCAGGCTCTGGGCTTTGCGGTAGTCCACTTGGAGTATTAGTTCCGTCATTAACCGATCGTTCTGCCGCAGTGTATGCCGGGCTCTTTGTAGGTGTAATTGCCGTTAACGTTTCCGGTGGTAGTCCGGCGGCCCTAATTTTTTGTGCAGCCTCTTCCTGAGTTATGGTAGTATTTGTTCTTAAATCTGTATAAGTACCATCAGCATTACCAATGACTCCGGCTTGTCTTTTTCCGTTAGTAAGTAATGTTTGTTGATTTATTACTTGAGTTCGTTGAGTCTGGATTAATTCTGGGTTAAAATTAGTAGTTACCGGGGTTCCGTCGTTAGGATTGGTTGTTGTAATTGTAGTGGGGGTGTTAGTATTAACTGCTTGTACATAGGTATCTAATTGAGCCTGATTTTGAGCATTAACTCTAAAAGTCTGGCCTTTGCTATTAGTAATAATATACAACCCAGTGTTTTCGTCCACTCTCACGTTGCTTGGTAATCTTAAATCCATAGTAATCAATCCTATCTTATATTTAGCATAAATATAATGTCGCTTTTTTACCCTTTCCCCCACCAGAACTGTTGTAAAACTACAACTATTGTAGTATAATAGTGTCATCATTATTACGGAGAACTATGAGCATCGCAGTTAAAAAACCAGTAAATTATCTTAATAACAAAGACATTCTCAAAGAAATACATTTAAGCAAAAACGCCTATTGTAGCTATAAAAATCCAAATACAGACCATAAGTATGATTTTATAGTAGACATGCCGCAAGAACCTTTAGAGAAGTCTTTTGAATACGCATTAAAGCCCGAGACTATTCAACAGGCTAAAGAGAATCATGCCGCTAGAATTGATTTAGAAAACGACCTCCCAAAAGGCACTACTGACCCAAATTCTATCCCGGAAACAGATTTAATTTTTAGAGTGATGACCTGGGAACATATCCCAGTAGCACCCAAACAACCTAGAAAAATAGATAAAAAGAAAACAGCCAAAGACATATTTGAGTTTGAAGATGATTCAGAACTTGAACTTGAAGACCTAGAAGATCCTAGCACTAAGGGAGAAGTTGACGACATGGTTCATGTAAAAGTTAACTTTCCTCCTTTTCAGCATTTTAAAATAGACAAAAATGGTTCTTTCAAATGCGTAGGTAAAAGTCATTGGATCGGCCCCATGAAGTCTGGGCAGTTCAGCAAAGATCACGGAAACATTACTGATAAATTGGCTAGGATGTATATTATGATGTGTGAGAAATACGCTATGAAGTTTAACTGGCGTGGGTACACATATAATGATGAAATGCGTAACAGTGCTATTCTTCAATTGACATACGTTGGATTACGCTTTAATGAAGCCAAATCACAAAACCCTTTCGCTTATTATACCGCGGCAATTACTAACAGTTTTTGTCGTGTCTTGAATTCCGAAAAGAGAAATCAAAACATTCGTGATGATATTTTAGAAATGAATGGGCTAAATCCAAGTTGGACTCGTCAGGGAATTTCGAGTACTGTCTACGAAGAATGATTTAACCAACAGTATTGATTTAACTTATTTGTTTTAGTAAAATATCCGAATGAGTAACCTTTTCAAGAAAGCGGCTGTCTTTACTGATATTCATTTTGGATTAAAGTCTAACAGCCTACAACATAACGAAGATTGTGCGGGTTTTGTCGATTGGTTTATCCAAGAAGCAAAAAAAGAAAATTGCGAGACTTGTTTCTTTTTGGGTGACTGGCATCATCATAGGGCCAGCATCAACCTACATACACTTCAATATAGTCTAAAAGCCTTAGAAAAACTAAATGACAACTTTGATGTTGTGTATTTTATTCCTGGCAATCATGACCTTTACTATCGTGACCGTCGAGACATTCATTCAGTAGAATGGGCTAAACATTTACCTAATGTTCAAATCATTAATGATTTTTTCAAACAAGGTGATGTAATCATTGCTCCCTGGTTGGTTCAAGAAGATTACAAGAAAATTCAAAAATTATCCGGAAAGTATCTGTTTGGACATTTAGAACTTCCGCACTTTTATATGAATGCTATGGTCGAGATGCCCGATCACGGCGAAATCAACGAACATCATTGTGCCGGGTTTGATAAAGTCTTTAGCGGACATTTCCATAAACGACAAGCAAGAAAAAATATTTGGTACATCGGTAATGCGTTCCCGCATAACTATGCTGACGCCGGCGATGATGCCCGTGGTATGATGATACTAGAATGGGGTCAAGAACCTGTATTCAAATCATGGCCACGACAACCTGTGTTCCGAGTACATAAACTAAGTGATGTATTGGATAATCCAGAAGGATTGCTATTGATAGATAGCCATGTTAGAGTTCACTTAGATATTGAAATTAGCTACGAAGAGGCTAACTTCTTACGTGAAACATGGATACCTGAATATAAGGTTAGAGAAATGACGTTAATACCCATGAAGTCCGAACAAGTTGAACAACAGGGTTCAGAAGGCTTAAAGTTTGAAAGTGTGGATCAAATCGTTATTGACCAAATCAATGCGATTGAGTCTAACACTTTCGACAAAAAAATATTGCTAGAGATTTATAATAACCTATGATTCAAATAAAGAACATTACCTTACGGAATTTTTTGAGTATTGGACAAGTAACACAAGCAGTTGATTTCAATAAACAGGATCTCACACTGATCTTGGGAGAAAACTTAGACCTAGGTGGCGATGGTGCTAGAAATGGTACTGGAAAGACTACTCTTATTCAGGGTCTTTCCTATGCTTTGTTTGGTGTACCTATTAACAACATTCGCAAAGATAACTTAGTTAATAGAACCAACGCCAAGGGCATGATGGTTACTCTTGAGTTTAATGTTAACGGAACTGATTATAAAATTGAGCGTGGTAGAAAACCTAACATTCTTAAGTTTTATGTTAACAATGAACAACAAAAAGCCTCTGAGGATCAACAAGGCGAGAATAAAGAAACACAAGCAGCCATTGAAAAAATTATACACATGTCACCGGACATGTTTAGACATATTGTGGTTCTAAATACATATACTGAACCTTTTCTGTCACTTAAATCTAATGAGCAACGTGATATCATTGAACAACTTTTGGGTATCACCTTACTTTCGGAGAAAGCAGAATCTATTAAACTGTTAGTCAAAGATACTAAAGATGAGATACAAGCCGAAGAATTTAAAATCAAAGCCATTGAAGAGGCTAACAAGCGTGTTAAAGAACAAATCGATTCTGCGAAGCGAAGGCAAAAACTTTGGCAAACAAAACATGACGAAGACCTATCTAAGTTGGCTTTGGCATACGATGAGTTAACTAAAATTGATATCAATGTTGAGTTACAGGCTCACAAAGATTTGGTCGCATATAACATCAAACAAAAAGAAATCGATGATTTGAATAAGTTCATTGTTCGCGGCAAGGCAGACGAAGCTAAAGAACAAAAAATAATCGAAAAACTAAATAAAGAAATTGAAGATTTAAAAAATCATACTTGTTATGCGTGTGGGCAAGAATTTCACGATAGTAAGCATGAGCAAGTTCTTGCTACAAAAGAAAAGGCATTACAAGAGGCTGCGCTTCAAGCACTTTCTACGAATAGCCAGTTACTGGAAAATGAAGAAAAATTAAAAGGACTAGGCACACTAGGCCCGATTCCCAAAACTCATTATGATACCGAAGCTGAAGCTATTAAGCATTCAAGTCAAATTTCAAACATTTTACAACAAATAGAATTGAAGGCAGCTGAAGTAGATCCTTATTCAGAACAAATAGCTGAGATGGAGAGTCAAGCACTACAAGAAATTAGTTTTGATAAAATCAATACATTGACTAAGAAAGTAGAACATCAAAAGTTCTTACTTGATTTGTTGACTAGCAAAGACAGTTTTGTTCGTAAAAAAATCATTGACCAGAATTTAAGTTACTTAAACGGTAGATTGACACACTACTTAGATAAGATTGGTCTGCCACACACCGTCGTGTTTAAAAATGACCTTCAAGTTGAAATTACCGAGTTGGGAAGAGAACTTGACTTTGATAATCTAAGTCGAGGTGAACGCAATCGTTTAATTCTTGGTCTGAGTTTTGCTTTCCGTGATGTATGGGAAAACTTATACTTACCTATCAATACTTTGTTTATTGACGAATTAATCGATTCTGGACTAGATACAATGGGTGTGGAAAACTCTATTGCAATTCTAAAAGACATGAGCAGACGTAGACAGAAATCTATTTGGCTTGTCAGTCACCGCGAAGAATTAGCAGGTAGAGTTCCTAATGTACTGAAGGTCGTAAAAGAAAACGGCTTTACTAGTTATAATACTGCTGTGGAGATAGAATGAAAAAAATTTTTGTAAACGGCACATTCGATTTGTTACATTTGGGGCATTTGGGTATCTTATCCTATGCTAAAAGTTTAGGAACACATTTGACTGTAGCTATTGATAGTGATAAAAGGGTTAAAAACCTAAAGGGTCCTGACAGACCTATAAACAAAGCATTTGATAGATTGACAATGCTAAACGCAATGAAATGTGTTGATACTGTAATAGTTTTTGATACGGACGAAGAACTTATTGACTTAATCAAACAATGTGATATAATGGTTAAAGGCTCTGATTATAGAGGGCAACCCATTATAGGTGAAGAGTTTGCTAAAGAAATTGTCTTTTTCGAAAGAATAGATGGATACTCAACTACAGAAAAAATTCAACGTATTACTAATCGGAGATAATTGTATCGATGTGTACCAATACGGTACTGTTGATAGATTAAGTCCTGAGGCACCTGTTCCGATTTTTGTTCCAACACATAAAGAAGAACGTGAAGGTATGGTCGGAAACGTATACAAGAATTTACTAGCACTAGGGTGTGAAGTTACACTTGTATGTGGTCATGCTAGTAAGAAAACTAGATTAGTTGATGCGAGAAGCAAGCAACAGATTACTAGAGTTGATGAAGATGTTAAATCGATACCTGTTGTGAATGTAGACACAACAGGTTACGATGCCATTGTTATTAGCGATTATGATAAAGGTGTTGTATCGTATGAGTTAATTGAAAAAATGATTAACACAAAACTTCCGGTTTTTATAGATACTAAAAAAACAGACTTAGGAAGAATGCAGGGAGCTTGGGTAAAAATCAACGAAGTAGAATATAGTCGTGTTAGGTCTGAATGTACTGGGCTTATTGTAACCAGAGGTTCAAAAGGAGCAGAAGTAATACATCATGATATTTGGTGTACTGCTCCTAAAATAGAAGTTGTAGATGTTACTGGAGCAGGTGATACTTTCTTGTCTGCTTTAACATATCAATATTTGATTACTAAAAATATCAAAACTTCAGTAGAGTTTGCTATTAAGGCATCTAGCATTACTGTGAAACATTTTGGTGTGTACGCACCATCTTTAGAGGAAATTCAATGACTAGGTTAGAGGGTTTTGTACAAAAAGGTTGGGGTAGTGAACTGATATTTGCTACCAATGACAAGTATTGTGGTAAAATTTTAAACTTTAATGAGGGTGCTAAGTTTAGCATGCACTTTCATGCTCAAAAAGATGAGAGTTGGTTTGTTGTTACCGGTAAGTTTATTGTGAAGTATATTGACACTACAAATGCCACCATTCTAGAAAAAGAACTAAATGCCGGTGATACATGGCATAATGAACCATTATTTCCGCATCAGTTGATTTGTTTAGAAGAAGGTATGATAGTTGAAGTATCTACCCCCGATAGTGTAGAAGATAACTATAGGGTATTTCCAGGAGACAGTCAAAATGAAACTTGTTGTTGATATCGATGGTACTATATGTACTAACACAAAAGGAGACTACCAATCTGCAGAACCATACATGGATCGTATTGCTCACTTTAACAAATTGTATGATGAGGGGCATGAGATACATTATTGGACTGCTAGGGGAGGCAACACAAATATAGACTGGACTAAACTCACTATGCAGCAATTAAGTGAATGGGGAGTTAAGTATACCACCGCTAGGATGCATAAACCTGTTTATGATTTATGGGTGGATGATAAAGCAATGAACGTAGAGGCTTATTTTGAAAATATTACTAACAGGGCATAAAGGTTTTATAGGTAGAAACATGCTACAGTATTTGGAAGATAATACTGATTGGCAGGTTGACACTTTTGATTGGCGCGGCGACATTATGCCAGGCATAATGGATAAAGACTGGGTCATACATATAGGTGCTATAAGCTCTACAACGGAACGTGATATTGATAAAATCATGAAGCAAAATTATGATTTTTCTCGACAATTGTTTAAAGTATGTAAAACCTATGGAGTAAATCTACAATATTCTAGTACAGCTAGTTTATATGGAATGGGAACAAACTTCAGCGAAGAGGCACAACTTGATCCTATAACTCCGTACGCATGGTCAAAATATCTATGTGAGCGTTACCATCAGATGACCCAAGGTGGAAATATTGTACAGGGATTTAGGTATTTCAACGTTTACGGTAACGGGGAAGAACATAAAGGTAGTCAAGCTAGCCCCATTTCAAAATTCAAAAAACTAGCAGAAAACAACGAGCCTATTAAAATTTTTGAAGGTTCGAATGAATATTTTCGTGATTTTGTCTGTGTAACAGACGTATGTAGAGTACATGTTGAATTCATCAAAAATGTAAAAGAATCAGGTATTTTTAACATAGGTACTGGAAAAGCACGTAGCTTTCAAGAAGTCGCTGACTTGATTTCTAGCAATCAAGAATACATTCCTATACCAGAACATCTGCTTAGAAGCTATCAAAAATACACATGTAGCGATAATTCTAAGCTAGAGCGGGTACTAGGACCGCAAAAATGGATAACAATAGAAGATTTTTTAAAGTCACAAAAAGTTTGATAAGTATGATTATGCCAAGTCCACAGAAACAGAAGGGTTCAGGTTTTGAACGAGAAGTTGCTAAGTTTTTAAGCAATTTATATAACGAGAGTTTTATCCGAGCACCAGGATCCGGAGCGTATGTGGGCGGTACAAATCAATCTAGGAAAGAATTCCTACATGAAGGTCAAATTCGTAGCTTTAAAGGGGACATAGTTCCTGGACAAAGTTTTTCGAAAATGAATGCTGAATGTAAGAGTTACAAAGACTTCCCCTTTCACCTACTTCTTACAGGTGAATGCGCTCAATTTGACAAGTGGCTAGAACAACTGTTAGATGTAGCAGATCCTGATGATATGAACATTCTGTTTATGAAATTCAATCGTATAGGTCGTTATGTCGCTGTACAACCAAAACTAACATGGATGATTGATAGTTTCACTTTCTATGGTAGTAAAAAGTACGGTGATTGGTATATCACAGAGTTCGACAACTTTTTCAAACTCAATAAAGACTTAGTAAAACTTTACTCAGGCTCATCAGACACCAAGTCAATCTCAACTCCCAAACAATTAATTCAGGCTTAATATAAATTAAAAATTAGCAGGCTGTGTTTGACAGTCCTCCTTGAAGAAGCGTGAAATATCGCCGATGGATCTGGAGTATCGATGTTAGTAATAACATCGGATCACCGAGAGGGCAATCTGTCTAGGGAACCCTCAATGAGTACATATCTAATTCCATTTTGCGGATATGTAACATGCGTTGTCGAGGCATCATATAATAGAGAATATGACAGTCTCACTACAAACCCGTAAAAATTTACAGGACAACCGGTGACATGTGAGAACAAAAACGGTTACTCATGTGGGGTATAAATGGCAATGGATGACGGGCATGGCAAGTCTTTTCCAATGGTAGTGCTGAAATAGCACTACCATGGCTTCAAAGCGGCAAGTATAGTTTCCCCTTAATAAAGTGAATACAGAATTAAAACGATGCTGAACAATACGAACGAAGTGAGTATTGTGATAGCATAGATGACCGAAGGTCATCTTTAAATGAGTGTGACAATTACCCTAAGTTACTATAATGAATAGCTACGGATATTAAAAGAATGGCAATCTAGAATTCTTAGTAGTTTCTAAGTTTTCTTCAATCAGTTTAGCTATACTTTCTCTTTCACTCATACTCATATTAAGTATATCGGTGTAGGAAGCCCCGCCTCTCATATACCAAGCCATTTTTAATGAATTGGCTTTGATGGCTTTACACTCCTCTTCCATTTGACTTATCAACTTCTTAATTTCCTCGGAGTCAAGGAAAAGAAGTCTCATGCGAAAAAATCGGATACGTTGATGTTAAATGGCTGATCGTATTCATGTTGACAATGAATACATTGAAAATGTAATGGTTTAGTTTCAGTAGATTTTTTAAGTTCTACACTGTAGTTTCGTATCTGGTCATATGTTTTTAGGTCGCAATTATCTAAAAACTCTTTAATATGGCTTCTATCTAGCACAGTGGCGTTTGGTGTTTTTACATATTCGATAGATTCTAATACCAATTCTCTAGCCAGATCATTCATACTTTTAATCAACTCACTACTTTGCTTATCACGCTCAGGGCTATCGTCCATAGCACTGATTCTGTTCAACTGATATTGAACCTCAAACTGTGCGGATCCAGCTTTATTGATTTTAGTAAAATCTAAAGGTTTAAACTTAATTTTTAGTTCACTGATATCTAACGTTTTAGCATAATTTCCGGGCTTATAGTTTCCTAATAAACCAGTAAGATTAATATCATACTTGCCCTCTTCTGTGCAGCTTGGGCATACAGTTTCTATTTCCATAGTATCGCCATTGCTAGCAATCTTAATAGCAAGCAAGACCGCATCTAAATCTAGTTGAAGAATATGCCATGGATCTTTTATGTTTGGGGCACAGCTTTTAATCAGTTCTGTAACAGCAATACCGTTGAATAAAGCATCGGGAGTTCTGCTGGTGATTTCATCAATCGCAGTCATAGGATAAATGGGTATTTCTCCGTTGTCAGGTAAATCTATACTACCCTCTGGGTAACCTTGTCCCCCTGAGGGCAACTTCAGGTACAGAGCAGGTCTACGAAAATAGTTTTGTAATGGGTTGATATCTGACATTTTTTCTCCTAAAACGTTGATTTTTTATATACTAAATACAATTATACCAAAGTATTTATAGACCCTAAACCATGGCAGAAAACATTTACACCCCAGAACAACAGCAACAAATGGCTGAACTTTTTTCTGCCTTTGCCAACTTAACCAAAGAAACTGATCCTTTAATAAAGGCAAAGATAGAAGAAGCAAAGCGTGCCAAAGAAGTAGAGGATGCGTTTAAGAAACTTAAAGCACAGTTAGGTGATAGCGCCCTACAATTTGGTAAAAGTTTATTATCAGCAGGTGAAGGTACAGGAAAATATGCCAGTTCTGTAACCGGAGCTTCAAATGCGTTAGGAGATTGGGTAGGTCGCTTAGGTTTAGCCGGAAAAGTATTAGGTGGCTTCATTAAGATATTTGGTGAAATTGCCGCCAAAAGTCTAAAACAAAACGATGATTTGATGAAAGCGTACCAAGGTCTTAGTGACATGGGTACGATTGCTGCCGGCGGATTAGAAGAATTACATAAGCAATTAGGTGCTGTAGGTTTAATGGCAGAAGAATATGACAAATTCTTATCTGTATTGAAACCTGTTACTAGTGAATTAGCATTGTTTGGTGGCAGTGTTACTGAAGGTAGACGTAAGTTTGTTCAATTAACCAGATCACTTATCGGCCCTGACAGTGAACTTGAAAGAGGTCTAGCCAGATTAGGTTATAGTACTCAAGATATACGTGAAGGTGCTGCTGACTTTGTTAAGAAACAAGCCTTAATGGGCATTCAGCAAGGGAATGATTATAACAAGCAAGCTAAACAAGTATCTGCTTATCTAACTACGTTAAAACAGTTACAAGAATTAACTGGTATGCAACGTGATGAAGCACAAAAGGTTATTGACCAGCAAATAGCAGAGGCTCGTTTTAACTTAAAGTTACAAGAATTAAGAGCGCAAGGTAGAGATAAAGAAGCAGACAATTTATTGTTCATAACTGGTGCCATTCAGAAAACACTAGGACCTGAATTTGCTGCCGGCGTCAGAGAAATGGTTGCTAACAATGGACAGATTGTAGGCCAACTATCCGCTCAAGCTATGATGGCTACAAGAGGGCAGATTTTTAGAATAGTTACTGATGCTTCCAAAGAAGGTCCGCAAGCATTAGGGGCAATGTTTAAAAATATTGCTGCCGTAGGTCAACAGAACATAAAACAATTTGGTACTTCTATTGCGGTTGCCGGTGATGAAATTAAAGATGTTACCGGTGGTAACGAATTCTTATCAGGTGTCATCAAACTTTTAGCAATGGATACTAAAAAATATGATGAAACTATACAAAATTTAATAAGAATACAAAAAGGTGAAGGCGGCCGTTTAGAAAAAAATATTAGATTAGAGCAAATGAATCGTGCTATGCGAATAGCAGGAGACCAAGCTGTGGGTAAAGTAGGCGACATGATGGTTAGCCTATTTTATAAAATTAATGAAGTATTGTTTAAGTTTGGTAAAGTTTTAGCTAAAATTATCGACACCTTTGGTCCTGTAGTAGGTATAACTGGAACAAATCTTAGCGAACAGTTCAGAGATTTAACTGATAACAGAACAGATTTAGAATTAGCACAACGACAACAGGAACAAAGTTTAGGCGACATACAAAGATTAAGAGAAGAAATAGCTGCCATAGAAACTGGAAACGCTAATATGGCACAAGCCATACGTGACAAACAGCAAGAAATAACTCAAATGGAAGCCGCTTTGCGTGAAAAGCGTAAAAAAGAAGGTTATACTGCTGAAGTGATAGAAGAACAAAAACGTATAGCAGAAGAAAAACGAAAACTAAGAGAATTGGAAGCTGACGCAAGGGCTGCAGGAATAGATGCGTCAGGAAGAATTAATACTGATAAAGCACTACTTGAGAAAAAAGCAAGATTAGCAGAAATAGAACAACGTTTAGTTCAGGATCGTGAACGTGTATTACGCCTAGAAGAAGAACGTATCCGATTGGCTGGTCAACAGATACAAGGTTTTGGCACACAAAAAGAAGATACAGGATTAAAAGTTCAGGGTAGTCAAGGGCAAGCTACAAATGCTCAAGGACAACAAGTTGATAGCGACACATTAAAGAAACGACAAGCAGCCGCTGCTAGTTTAAGTACAGGTATAACAAGTGATAAGACTCAAGAAATTTTAAACAAATTAAGTTTTAAAAATAAAGATGAAAATATCGGTGGCGGCGGAGTAGATGCAGCATTGATTGGATTAGCAGAAAGAATTCATAATGCGTTTCCAGGAGCAACATTTACCGCATTAAACGACATATATCATCAAGCTAACTTCCCGAATAGTCGTCACACTATGGGAAAGGCATTAGATTTTGTATTACCAAGACCACCTAAAACACCTGAAGAAGCAGATGCAATAAAAGAACGTATTAAGGATTTGGGCGGCTCTAAAGTTTTAGATGAGTATTTCAGAGATAAAAATCAATATACGACCGGTGGTCATTTTCACGTAGAAGTTGCTAGAACAGGCGGTAAGTTTGCTGGTCCAGGATCTGGGTTCCCAGTTATGTTACATGGAAAAGATGAAAGTGTTTGGCCAGAAGATAGATTGATTAGTGCTTTCAGAGCAGTACAGAAGTCTACACTATCAGGATACCAAGAACAATTGTTTAGCGATTTGGGCATAGGTAAACAGAATCTTAATATGTCTAATAACATTGGACAAATGCCCGATATAAAATCTATAATTGCTGAAGTAAGCAAAGAAGTATCAAACAAAGCGAATACAACTACAACATCACCAGTTGAAACATTTAAAGATAACTCAGCAATGCTAGATAGGTTAGCAGAATTGTCAAGTAAGATTCAATCTTTAATCGATGAAACTCGCAAAGGTGTCGATATCAATGAACAAATATTGACCTATACTAAGGCCTAAAGATAAATATTAAACTATGTCATATAAAAAGCGTTTCCAAAACTTACAAGGACAAATGAGTCCTATTTCGGGCAACAATAGTAATGCCGGTGCCTGGAATAGTGGTGCGGGAATGAATTTGAATCCTACCGGAGGATGGGCTAACGACCAATTTGGTTATAAAAATTATCAAAGTCGTTTACCTGAAGTGTATACAGGTCACCCAAATCGTGTAGAACGCTATAATCAATATGAAATGATGGATGTTGATGCTGAAATTAATGCGTGTTTAGATATTATCGCAGAGTTCAGCACACAGAAAAATGAACAGAACAATACACCATTTGAAATTGAATTCCATGAAGATCCTACTCCTCATGAAGTTGAACTAATAAAAAAACAATTACAACAATGGTGTAAATTAAACGAATTTGACCAAAGAACGTTTAAAATTTTCAGAAACACAATCAAGTATGGGGATCAGGTGTTTATTCGTGATCCCGAAAATTTTAAACTTTACTGGGTCGATATGACTAAAGTAAGTAAAGTTATTGTCAATGAAAGCGAAGGTAAAAAACCTGAGCAATATGTTATCAAAGATATCAACCCAAACTTACAAAACTTAAGCATTGCTGAAAAAACAACTACAGATTTCCAAGCGCAACCTCCAACAGCAGGTTACTCAGCTCCATATTCATACACTGTTCCTAATGAACCCTACGGTACAACAGGATCACGTTTTAGTTTAGGAATTAATGAAGCAGCCATCGATGCTAAACATGTAGTACATCTAAGTTTAACTGAAGGATTAGACAGATACTGGCCATTTGGTCAAAGCATTTTAGAAAATATCTTTAAAGTATATAAACAAAAAGAACTATTAGAAGATGCTATTCTAATCTATCGTATCAGTCGTGCTCCAGAACGTAGAGTATTCAAAATTGACGTTGGCAACATGCCAAGTCATATGGCTATGGCATTTATTGATAGAGTTAAGAACGAAATTCACCAAAGACGCATTCCATCTATACAGGGTGGTCAAAGTGTAATGGATGCTACATATAATCCATTAAGTATCAACGAGGATTATTTCTTCCCTGTTACTGCTGATGGTCGTGGTAGTGACGTTACTACACTTCAAGGTGGTCAGAATTTGGGTGAAATTGATGATTTACGCTATTTTAACAATAGATTAGCACGTGGTTTGCGTGTTCCAAGTAGCTATTTGCCTACTGGACCTGAAGATAATCCAACACCATTGAGTGATGGTCGTGTAGGTACTGCTATGATTCAAGAATATCGATTCAACCAGTACTGTATGAGACTACAAAAGTACATCTCACAAAAGCTAAACGATGAATTTAAGTTGTTTATGAGATGGCGAGGTCTTAATATCGATAGTAGTTTGTTCGATATTAAGTTCAATGAACCACAAAACTTTGCCGCATACCGTCAAAGTGAATTAGACACAGCACGTGTCACTGTGTTTCAAACTATGGAAGCATTCCCATACATCAGTAAGCGTTTTGCTATGCAACGATTCTTAGGATTGTCTGAAGAAGAAATCGAAGAAAATAGCAGATTGTGGTTTGAAGAACGTGAAGAACCGGAAGATAATGATGTTAAAGGCAGTGACTTGCGTAGTATTGGTATCAGTCAGGGTGATCTTGAGGCTGATGAAGAAAGTGCTGAAAACTTACCTGATGAAGATGCCGCAGCAAATCAGATGCCACCTGAAATTGGTCCAGCAGTAGCAGGACCTGAAGCAATGCCTGCTGGAGGCGGCATGGCACCACCTCCCCCAGCATAAGAGATAAATATTAATATGAAACTCTTTGAAATGTATGACGCCCCGGTACAAGGATACCAAGATGTATCACAAGACCAGAGTAAATGGAAATGGGGCGAAACTCGTAAGACTAAACTAACTCTAAGACAAATACGCAAGTTACGTAAGATGTTGGATGTTAGGAATTACGAACAGGCAAAAAATCTTAAAAAGATACGTAAACAATACGAACCTGTAGCACAAGAACAGCCTACACTATAATAATCTCTATATTCTCCTAAAAAGTGTAAAAAAATAGCACTTATTGAGTAGTTTTGCCAGCTACTCACTAAATAATTCTACAAAGCCATTTTAATCAGGAGAACAAATAATGGATAACAAAAAGTTTGAACAACTCATTGAACTCATTATCAATGAGGACGAAGAAAAAGCCCGTGCGTTATTTCATGATATCGTAGTTGAAAAGAGCCGCGAAATTTATGAATCAATGATGGACGAGGAAATGGTCGACAGCCCAGTAGAAGGTCTAATGGACGAAATTTCTGCTGAAGAAGCAGGCGGAATGACCGAAGAAGAAGAAGATGAATTTGCTGATATCGAAGCAGATGGCGACGGCGAAGAAATGGACGTTGAACTAGATGCTGACGATATGGGTGACGAAAGTGAAGGCGACTTAGAAGACCGCGTGGTTGACTTAGAAGATAAGCTAGATGAATTAATGGCTGAATTCGAAGAAATGATGGGTCAAGAAGGTGGCGACATGGGAGACGAAGACTTCGGTGACGAAGAAGGCGACGAAATGATGGAAGCTGCTAAAGACGAAGATGAAGATTCTTTAGAAGAAGCTAAGGACGAAGATGAAGATTCTTTAGAAGAAGCTAAGGACGAAGATGAAGATACTCTAGAAGAATCTGTTCAACTTCAAAAAGTTTCTGTAACACATGGTGACAATGGTGCTTATACAAAGAGCCCTGGTCTAAACAAGAATACAAAAGTTTCTGACAATGGTGCTAAGCCAGTTAAGTTCGACCAAGGTGGTGACTCTACAAAGGGTGGCACACAAGGTGGTTTGTTGAATCCAACAACTAAGGATCTAAAAGGCGCAGGTTCATTCAAGAATGCTCCAGGTAAAGGTAACTTCTCTGAAAAAGGTGAAGCAGCTCCTAAGCCAAAGCATGGTGATGATGGTCAAAACACCAAGTCTATCGTAGGCGAAGGCAAGAAGTTGGTTAAAAAGCCAATTACTAAGCCGGTAGCTAAGAAGATTGTCAAGTAAGGATAACTGGGAAAATGGCTTTGTATCTCAGAGAGAACCTAACATTCGATAATGCTAATATCGTTGTCGAAAGTGAAGGTAATGGCGACAAGAAGAACCTTTATATGAAAGGTATCTTCATTCAGGGAGGGGTAAAAAACGCCAATGAGCGTGTTTACCCTGTATCTGAGATTGAGAACGCTGTTGAAACTCTCAATGAACAAATCAAGACCGGTTACTCCGTTTTAGGTGAAGTAGATCACCCAGATGATTTAAAGATTAATTTAGATCGTGTATCACATATGATTACTCAAATGTGGATGGACGGTCCAAATGGTTTCGGCAAGTTAAAGATTTTACCAACTCCAATGGGACAATTAGTGTCTACTATGTTGGAGAGTGGTGTGAAACTCGGAGTCAGTAGTAGAGGTAGCGGAAACGTTAACGATATGAATGGCCAAGTAAGTGACTTTGAAATAGTCACTGTAGATATTGTCGCACAACCTAGCGCACCAAATGCGTATCCAAAAGCGATTTATGAAGGTATGATGAATATGCGTCATGGTCATAAGTTGTTGGATATTGCTAAGGAAGCAAGAGGCGACAAAAAAGTAGAGAGATACCTGAAAGAGGAAGTAATGCGCCTCATCAAGGACCTCAAAATTAAATAAGGGGAACAAGCATGTTTGATGCTATCAAACCATTACTTGAAAGCGGCCTTATCAACGAAGATATCGGTGCTCAGTTAAATGAAGCATGGGAATCTAAATTGAATGAAGCACGTGAACAAGTTCGTGCTGAACTACGTGAGGAGTTCGCACAACGTTATGAACATGACAAAACAATAATGGTGGAAGCCCTTGATAAAATGGTGACAGAAGGTCTATCCGCTGAAATTGAAGAATTTCAAGCAGAGAGACAAGCAATGAACGAAGATCGTGTAAAAGCAAAGCAAAAGTTACACGAAAATGCTACTAAGTTCAATAATTTTATGGTTGAGAAATTAGCTGAAGAAATTAAGGAACTAAGAGCAGAGCGTAAGCTACAAATGGAAAGTCAGCAAAAGCTAGAACAATTCGTTGTTTCAGCATTAGCACGTGAAATCAAAGAATTCTCACAAGACAAGAAAGCTGTAGTTGAAGCTAAGGTTCGTTTAGTTTCTGAAGGTAAGAAACAACTTCAAGCACTTAAGGCTAAATTCGTAACAGAATCAGCTAAGAGAATGAATGAATCTGTAACCAAACATCTAAAGGGTGAAATGGCACAATTGAAAGAAGATATTAAGACCGCACGTGAAAACGATTTTGGTCGTCGTATTTTCGAATCTTTTGCTAGCGAGTATTCTGGTACATATCTAAATGATAAGGCAGAAACACGTAAGTTGTTACAACAACTACAAGCAAAGGATGAACAATTGGCTGAATCCATTAAAACAATCAGCAACGCTAAGAAGTTGATTGAAACAAAAGAACGTGAAGTCAAAATTATCAAAGAGTCCAATGAGCGTACAAAGGTCATGGGCGAATTGTTATCTACTCTAAATGAGGAGAAAGCAAAGGTAATGAAAGACTTACTAGAAAGCGTCCAAACACCTCGTCTACAGGCCGCTTTTGATAAGTATCTCCCAGCAGTTCTTAATACAATCACAGAAAAGAAAGAGCCTAAAAAGCAAATGATTTCTGAGAGTGTTAAAGAAATTACTGGAGATAAGACTGCCGTGAAACAAAAGGTTGACAGCGAAGAACGTGACAACGTTATTGAGCTAAGACGTTTGGCAGGGCTTTAAAAAATAAAGACATATATTAGGAGAATATAAACATGTCACAAGTTCTATTAGAAAGCCGTTGGGACGAGACCAAAGAAGCCCTACTTGAAGGTCTTAAAGGTACTCGCCGCTCAACTATGCAAGTTATTTTAGAAAATACTCGCAAACAACTACTATCTGAAAGTTCAGCTGGTACAACAACTGCAGGTAATATCGCTACTCTAAACCGCGTTATTCTTCCAGTTATCCGTCGTGTAATGCCAACAGTTATCGCTAACGAGTTGGTAGGC